TAGCCCTTCTTGTCATAGATAACCTTCAAACGGAGCTTTTTCTTAGTAGCAATCATAGGATCAAGCATCTGCTTTGTCCAGTCAATCATCTCCTTGAATGTAGAAAGCTCTGCATCTGGTCTCTGTGGGTAGAAACAATCAAGAATTTGGCAAACTCGTCCAAACTGAGCGTTATCACGCTTCTGTAAGTCTTCGTCTGTCTTAATATACATTCCCTTTGTATTCTTCCACTCCGTCATAGTAGCTGTCTGACCATTCTCATTCTCAAATACAATCTCGAGAAAATCGAGACCCTGAGGAGACTTGTTACAGTTTACCTCTTTAAGAGTGATGTTCTGGTTGATGCCCACTGGCATATAACTACTATTACTAAATTCTTCGTTGTTAATTGCGGCTGTCTTTGTACTAAACATAATCTCTATTATTTTAATATACGTAATGCTAACATATCAAGTTTATTCTCAGCATAGTATGCTGTTGATCGAACGAACCGATATACTAATTTACTTAAATATTCTATCCCAATGTGTTGTAAGTGTCCCATCTTCATTACCTTCTGCAATAACGATATCCTTTCCAGCTATGTGTCTTGCACGAGCCTCCATGATGGTATCAGAGACACCACCTTTAAAGGATATATGTGTTTCATTTCCTTTGCGATATACATAACCTACCGCATCGGCTAATCCACACACGATTTTACTCAGCTTACCAACTAAGTCTAGCTCTTTTGCAGAAACTTCAACACCGTCCTTTTCTGTTACGGTGTCTTTAACGTGACCTACAAGAATAAATTCGTCACACAAATCTCGGAACATATCAACTACTTTCTTTACTGCATCTCTAAGATACTTATAGCCAGCACCGTTAGGTAAGGTAGTTACGTCTGTGCCGTCCCATTTCTTACCCATTGGAGTTTGGCGATAGAGTGTACAAGCATAACTCATACAAATATCCTCAAGTCGTGTAGCATTGTCAATAGTGATATGCTTATAGAAATTATGACCTACTTCTTTATTCTTGGCACGAATGGCACTTGCTGCTTCTCCTAAATCATTGATCGTACGACACTGGATGGCCATCGCATCAACGAAGACAGAGCCTCCCTCAAGGTCTATGATAAGGTTATTATCCAGCTGTGCAAGACAAGATGTCTTACCAGCCTTTGGAAGACCATAGAGTATAAGATATCTAGGATTTTCAGAAACTGCAGGAATTTTACTAGTAGGTAATGTTAAACTCATGATATAATGATACTAAAAGTTTTAATTAAAGCTTAATGTTAATACTAATGATTGTCTTCTTAATCTCTGGACTAAGTGAAGAGATGAAGTTGTAATCACTAAAATCAGAGTAACTATAAATGTCGGTACCAATCTGAATCTCATCATTGTAGAAAATGATAGGGAGACCATTCTCAAGACGGTAAATCTTACCGAGCTTAATACCCTTCATAATACTCTTCTTCTTGCCATAGTTAGCAAGAATATCACAAGCCTTTGCGAACAAAGCGTCGCCCTTCAGAGGCTTGTAGATATAAGTATGATCCAACTCGTTGAACATGGCATCAATCAGATTATCGTCCTCCTTCTTTGTGTTAAACAAATAAGAGTTGTTCTTCTTTACAGTAGAAAGAATAATATCATCGAGAATCTGAGAATAAATGTTACCATTGTTAGTGTTCTTAATGTTGTTGTCAGTAAACTTAATATCGTATGTTGTCATAATTCAGCCTAAATTTTAATTGCTTAACTTTCTATCAAGTTGTTATATGCTAAGTCATTCTGGAATTCAAGTATGCAGGGCTTTCCCGCGTCTCGATTCTTCAAGATGTGTAGATACACCTTATTCTGAGTAGGTAAATGGCTCGGGCCGTATTCTTGTATTCCAAGAATTTCAGGCCTATGAATAACTATAACATAATCGCTAGCTTGAAATAAAGCATCAGCAGATGAAATGTCGCTTCTCATAGGATAATGCGACAAAGGATTGTTTATTCTTTCTGGTGATTCAATATTTCTATTCATCTGTGCTAGTTGCAACACTGATGTCATAGGATACTTTTTGGCACTTATGAAAACTCTTTCGAGCTCCTGCATGGTTTCTATAACGCTGCCTATCGGCTTCGTCAATAGAGCATGGTCATACATTATCACAAAGTGCTTATCGGTACCCTTTATATATGTATTATAGAAATACTTAATAATGTCTTCTGCTTCCTTGGGAGTTGTAGGATTATCTACAAACCATATAGGATACTCCTTTAGTTGATTAGATACTGAGATGACTTTTCTGAAGGTATCGTCATCTAGGTCCGTTTCCGAACTATACAAAGTCGAAGTCGTTTTCCTAAGCTTACTAGAAAGCGTTCTTCCAACTTGCCTAAATCCAACCATCTCTAACGAGAAAATCAGAATCACTATTTCTTCACCAGGATTCAAATCAACAATATCAGTTGAGATCTCATTAGCAAATGAGCTCTTACCACTTCCTGAAATACCAGCTATGGTATAAACGGTATTAGGTTCAATACCTCCCATACACTGCTTATTAAACTTAGCCCATCTAGTCTTTAGAGATATTATAGAGTGATCTCTGCGACCAGATATGTAGTTTATCGCCTCTTGGGCTACAACTGACATTGGTCTTATAAGATTAGATAAGTTCTGTTCCATAAGTCGATTCCTCAATTTTAGAGTTGTCTTGCATTTCTTCCTCAGATTCTTCCCACTGATGGTCTACGAGCCATCTCCACATCGTCTTCATGTAACTTAGTTTACCCTCGTTAGTCTTTTTCTTCATTTCGAAGTCAAGACACTGAATAAGATGCTGAGCCATAGCTTCGCTTTGACCTACATAAACATTAAATAAATGTCTACACTTGTTAACGTTGGCTCTCAGATAGTTTTTAGTACCATCTGGTCGTAGAACGTATATTGGGTACATTTCATAGAACAGATCGAAATAGTTCTTTTTTGGGCGGACTACATCCTTAAGCGTATCTGTTGCATGATATGTAATTGACTTACCTCTCTCGATCGAGGTAATAAGTCCCTGAGAAATTAAGTTTGATATTTCTTCGTCGCTAACTAGGCTGACAATTTTGCGGACGTCTTGATTATAAGTTTTTTGATTCTTATCCAATACCAAACTTAGGAATATTAATTGATTTGAATTTAGCCCTGGAATATCCAGGAGTTTTGTGTTTAGTTCAATAATCATCTTATATACGTTGATAAACGATTAATCATCGAATATTGTCAACTGGCGATTAACAAACTCACTAGCTATCTTTTTTGCTTTGCTAATGTAGTACTGGTAATCCAGATGACGTTTCTCTATTGGTGTGGCATCTATCTTGTTAAGAAGTCGGACTCCATATTCTGTTATTTTTGTTTCAGAACGACTTTCGTACATTTTGTCTTTAATTCTTATAAGATAGTAGCCACTGCTTGACGCGTAGTATCTATTAATACGTTGAATTAGGTTTCCACCATATTCAACTTTTGATTCCTTGTTTACGCTTTGTGACATCAAGAAATCACGGATATCTCTATCCTTCTTAATAAACTTGTCTATCGGTTCATTGTTTAAAAAATAGTTTATCACAGCTTTGGAGATAACAACTGGTGTCATGCTGTTGTTAAGACCAATTTCTGTGATAAACCTGCCTTTCTTTTCTATCAGTCTCGGATCTCCAGATTGGGAATATCCTTTGCGAACACCAAAGTAATTGTTCACGTCGTACTGATAAAACGACTCGTAATCATCGGATTCGAATGTCAACTGGGTTAATTGCTCAACTTCCTTAATCGCATCGGCTATTGCGAAGCGGGCGGATTTGTCGGCAATGTAGACGACACCATCTGTATTGACTTGTACAATCTTACAATTCAATGCCAGAAGCCTGTCCACCAGCATAAGTAGTATAAGTTGCCCATTTATACGTATCTTATATACGTTAAGTGGATCATAAGCCCAGCTACTTTCTTGTTGCATCTTTCCTGTAAGAGCATTAAGAGCCTGTTTAAATGCCTTAGACTTTAATAACTCTCCATTACGTTTGGCAGCCAAGCGCTCCTTGTATAGAGCGCTGTACACATTCCAAAAATCTTCTCCTAAGTGAACTGGAAGCCAATGGTTTATAATGGCTAGCGAAGGATACATAGACGTAACGTCGGAGTGTCCTATAAACTGTTCATCTGTAGGTTTGTAGACTCTAGGTTCATTGATGGTATGTATACCACCTTCACCTATAGAGTAGCAAATGTTTGAGAGAACAAACTTCTTCTCATAGTTTTCTTGTTTCTTATCAGACTTACTTGCGTTGCAAGTAGCATTCTTTACATCCAATAAGACTTCTTTCAACTTTGGGTTAGAATATTGTATAAATGGGAGTATGATGTCACCTAGACGAATGTTTCCGACTTTTCTGGTACGTGTTTTTAATTCGTCTTTTGTAGTTTTGTCAATGGCTAAAGTCTTTTTCAACAGTACTTCTTCTCCAAATCGTACGCCACTCATCGACAGTGCATCAAACCCCCATTCTTTTTCAACTTCAAGACGTAGTTCTACATCTTCTTTTACTTTATTAAGCAAAGTTTCAGTAGCTTCTACGTCGTTCACGTTATACTCTATCATAGCGTCAATATCACATTCCTGGATCTGCAGATCAAAGCTTCCTTCATACTCTTGTACATTTGGCATATGTAAGAGTATTTCTATTTCTTTTAAGCTTTTCTGCTGTTTGGCGCTATAGAGCATCAACATAAGATCAAACGAATAAAAGTAGTTTGAATACTTATATACTTTAATCTTATCAATATTTCCTGTTTTTTCCGAACTTATTATTTCTTTACTAAGATAATAGAGAGAACTACAAATTCTCGAGTATCCTAGTCGCTTCATTCTACTACAGAAATGTATAATGTAACTTATGATTATGTCATCATAATGCTTATTGTTGTAGCCGCACATTATATGATCAGTTCTGTTGGTGTAGAAGAAGTCAACTAGTTCTTCTAGTTGATTTTTACGACAGGATATCTCGAATTTATATAGTTTATGACTCTCTGAATCTTTACAAGTACAATGAAAACAGTTTGGAAAAACTTCTATGTCATATAGAACTACTGGTCTTTCCTTTACTATCATAGTTCCCTAGTGAGGGTTTGCACCTCGCAGTCATATCCTTTCGGAGCACACTAGGGTAACCAGTGGTGTCCTGGTCGGTTTTTGAAGAAGTTACGCCTTAAGCTGCCATTCGCATCTTATTTGCGCCTGGTAACAGGAGTCGTCCTGTCTTCTTGCGATGGTCTTTAAGGTTTGTACAAACAAGATTACTGCGCTTTGCTTTTACCTTATTTGTCTCCTTACGAGCCATCTTGATGACTTTGCTGCTTTCTGGAAGATTGTTTACTCCTCCATGTTTAGCAGTCTCGCCATTGTCTTTTATCTGAGCAACTTCCTGCTCAGTAAACTTGTCGTCCGAATGCTGGAATCGTCCTACAAGTTGTAATTTGTCATATTTAGATACAACTAAGTCTCTAATATGTTCTTCTGCGGCATTCTTTTCTGCTTCCCAAACCGGGAACTGCTGCGCGTAGAACAAATCGTCTTTCTTAACCGGGCACGGGTGCTTTCGCTCCCATTTCTGCAACTTGTGTTGAACATACCCTTCCATGAGCTCGGTATGGTTAAGCTTCGTAACCTTTCTGCGAGATTCAATTTTGATCGAATCACGCTTGAGCAGTATGAACCAAGGTTTCTTACGGGAAAGACCATGGATACAATGTTCTTTACAGAACTTAGAAGTAGTTCCATGAGACTTGTTAAAGTCTTTAAGCCACTTCTCTTTGATGTCACGATATTTTTCAACATAATCGTCCAAATATTGATTATTCTGGGTATTCATAACGTTGTCTCCTATAATTAAGCTGCCTGTTTAACTGACTTTTGTTTAATTTCTTTAACCTGTATAGGCTTCTTGTTTACGGCTTTAGCCTTAACTTTGAGCCCACGACGAAGCTTGCGTCCTTCAGCCTTAGAGCCGTGACGGAAGTTATATGTGTTCTTCTCAAGAGTCTCCTTAGCCTTCTTCTTAGCTCTACGGAGATTGTAGAAGTTCACACTAGCGTTCTTTGAGCACTCGATGGTATGAGGATCTCCTCCCTTCTTGTACTTATTATGATTGCCTGACATGTCTATACCAGCCTCCTCAAACGGAGACTTATCATCAGAACGATACTGATAGAATGTAGCATTACCTACAAGATCACGCAGCTTTACTACAGCGCTTGCTGGCACATCCTTAAAGAATGCTGTAGAGTTAGTAATGCATGCAGACTTAATGCCGCAATCCTTTACCAACTTCTCAAGCTCCTTCTTTTTCTTCAGAACAGAATCACATACAACTGTAATGTTGTATACAGTAGCGTTGTCCCACTGTTTCTTTGCGATGTCTATCACTTTCTTAGTGTCTGCATCATTGAGATGCATACGCTTGCACCGACGGGTAACTGATGCGATATGACGAGCCATAGAGACATTACGACGCTCTTCCTGCTTCTTCAAACGGTCCTCCAGAGTGATTTTAACAGGCTCTGAAGCCTTTTCCTTTTTGGAGTCGATCAATTTATCCATGATGCTCTTTTTGCGCGCCTTACGGGCCTCTACGCGAGCCTTAGAAGCGGCATATTTGGCCTCTTCGTGAGCCTTCTTTTCAGCCTTTTTCTTAGCCTTAGCATCGTCTTTCGCTGCAGCGATTTCTGTATTTTTTACAGCAGCCTTAGACTCTTCCTTCTTAGCTGCCTCAGCCTTAACTGGTGTAGTTCCTATCTTAGCCTGAACCTTCTTGAGGTTCTTCTTGTTATTCTTCTTTGACATAATTTTGATAATTTAATGTGTTAATAATGTTATTTTTAAGGCAAGGGATTCCTTATTGTGGTTCGTGTAAGCCTCGATCTTACTCCTTTCGGCGACCCTTATATTTGTCTCGAACCTATAGCGTTTAAGCTGCCAGATCCATCTCGAACTTGTCTGCAATAGTGTCCTTAATCTCAATAGAAGTCTCATTGTTAAACTTCTCGAGATTAGCGTCAAACTTATTTGCTAGTAGTTGTTGATCGTGGATAAGCTGAGCAATCTTAGCTGATGAGAATATCTCACGCTTAGGCATAGCTTTCAATCCCTTTTTTGCCTTAGTTGATGGATCAAGTGTCTTGATCATCTTAAGTTGTGCTATTGCCTCCTTTGCCTCGCATGCTGCGAAAATACTATAGTTATTTGTCTTCTTAAAATCCTCGTAAGAGAATGTAGTTGTACCTGTGTTAAGAGCTACCAAAATACCCTTAATCATAATACGCTTCTCACTAAGCTGTACAATCTGGTTATACAAGCTCTTGAGATCTAAGCCAGAACCCTGCTTTGCTGCAATTGCCTTCTTAGACATGAGGTTCTCTGCTCGAATAATTCGCCAATACTTGTTGATAGTAATATCAATGTTCTTACGAATTGTAATGATGTTTGCTGAGTTCAATTTAATTGATTTCTTATTCATATAGTTTGATTAAAATTAAACAATTTACTTGAATCAGCCATTTACCTAGTTCCTATATTACATATAACTGTAATAAAGAATAAAAGACATCCATTGGCAATCCTACCCCGCAGGGCGGATTACCTATTCTCCGCAGAGAACGTTTAAGGATGCCTTTCAATATAAACTAATAATATTGTCTTTGCATTTCGTTATAAACAATAACGATAATACCATGCATGAATGTGTACTCTTCTGCTCGCAGTTCATACACCATTCCCGCAGGAATGTTTCTGTTTATGGCATTACACGTTTAGCGTTTACAATTCCATACTCCAACTCAATCATTGGCTTACCTATGCAGTCTTTAACATGCAAAATTTCTTTACGACCGTTGATATTGATAACAATTTTATCAGGATACTCTTGCTGAGCGTTAAGCCTTGGCCCTGACACCCGGGACCCCGCAGGGTCCGCTCCTACGCCATCAGCAATGCTAGAATTCTGACATACTTTTGTCGCAACATCATACAGTCGTTCTACGACCCAGTTAAAGTTTTTATCTTTAACTCCTTTCATCACAATTTCTTGTGATAGTCCTTCCATAATAGCTTTTTGGTTAAGCCCTGTGGAAAGACTCACTAGTGCATCCCATACCTTGAGAGCGAAACTCTCAAATGGTAAGGTTTGCTCGCAGCCGATTATCTTGTTCCAAAAATGAAACTTAGTTGAACCCAGAGTAATACTACCATCATCGTTAATGGTATAGATTTTGTATTTCTCTGTATGGTCCAACTTTTCATAAACGGCTGCTTTAATCTTCGGTTCGGAGAGCATTACTGCAATAAGCTTAACACTCTTCTCAGTTAAAACAGCCTCCATGAATCCTACGCGATCTTATCAGCTGGTTTTGACTCTGCCTTCTGGCGCTCGTAATCAGCAATGATCTTCTCATTTGCTGAAATGGCAGATACACACTGTGCCTTAGCCTTCTGCAACTGCTCGATCATGGCGTCAAGACGAGCTATCTCACCACGGTTGAGGTCGTTAAGAATGACACCCAAATCCTTAGGATCTGAGAACACAGCCTTAGAATTCTTGTCCTTGAGAGCGTTCTGGACAGCCTCCTCAGTGGTCTCACCAAACTTGGTGCTATTCTCACCGAGAGGAATATCGATCTGGTTGTCGGTGCCCTCATTAAGACGGCAAACGACGTCACCGATTGCGTTCTGTTTTGTTGCCATGGACTCAATCGTAATATAGCCGATCGAGAAGCGACGAGGCGAACGATTGAGCACAAGGTTTACATTGGAGCTCTGCTTAGCCTGCTCCAAAACCTTGTCATGGTCTGGGTTGAACATACGGGTCTGAGGAGTAAATACGTCCTGACCAAACATTTTCGCACCGAGCATGCTCAGTGGGGTACGATTTGACTTAATAGTTGTTTCCACGATGTTTACATTAATTTCTGACATAATCATATCCTTTTTGATATCGTTATTGATTAACTAACGATATGATTGAAAAATATGGTGTATTTTGGCTACACCTTTGCCGTTGTTTATTGAATAAAGCAACGCTGATACGAAGATACTCGGTTACTACTTTGCTTACTTAGTTTCCTAAAGGAAGTTCTACTATTGTAGACGCTTTATCTAGACTTAGCTGCACTTTCCCTACTACAACAATAGGGTAGTAGGCTTGCAGCAGGAATTGCATACGTATGATGCAATTAGCATTTACTGGTTTATCCAGGCCCATCGTCTAAAGCTTTGAATGCTTCCTTTGCATAATCAAATGCTGAACTGTTTTCTGCTATTTTGTTCACGTTTTTTCTAACTTAACTATTCTAATCTTCGTTGGTGAAATTTTGCAGAGCAACTAACACTCATAGAATCTTAGAATTCTTATAACCCACGAAAATATGTAGAATCTCGGTCGTATTTCCCTTACTATACTTACAAGATATTCCCACACGATTGTTATTAAAGCAGATGATCTCTACTGCTAACTTATAAGCGACTGTCAGCTAGGTCTCCTTACTGAGATACTCGGCTTATGGCATGTACCCAGCGGTTGGTTATCGGAATGTCTCAGGATCAAACCCATCACAGACTTTACGGCTTTTTATATCTTTGCTGATATTTGCAATTTTTCTGTACCGGTATTACTACCTCCTATTTATAGTGCGCGAATATTGGGAATTCAACCCATACATTTCATCTTGTCACCCACTTATAAACGTAATATACATGTATAGAGACAGTATACACATATAATATACACAGTCGTTTTACAACATAGAATATAAGCTGCCCATCAATTTCCTGTATTGCTTCGAACCTTTATGTTTACATATACTGTTGCGCAGTATACTTTAGCACGGTTGGCATATCGGTTGGCACTCGATTTCTTCACCTCAAGCCCTTACTTACAACGTAAGATTCACTCTATGAAGGGACGTCAATTTTTGTTAAACATGTTATTTTTTAAACTTTCTAGGTTTTCATAGCTTATATCTTTTGCATACAACATACGCATATATAATATACCAGCTTACTACTCTGTAGAGACTATATAATATTGTATATCATAGTGCAAATAAACTATTAGTCTAGATTGTTTTGGATGAAAGTGGAGGTCAAATGATCCTGGCTGGATATATCTCGAATCAACTTTCTACCTGCTTTGCTATTTCTTATTCTAGGATAGCTCTCCATCAATTTTCTTTGACTGTAACGGAGTCATCGATCATAGTCTCATGAACGATTTAATTTTCATGGAAATTGGCTGTAAGTTCGGATTGCCTAACATCCTAATAATACAACTGGAATAGATTTTCACCGCGATCTTCACCCGCGTACGATACTCCCGTAGAGCTTCAATTAAGGGGCTGCCCAACCCTTGCGCTTGTTTTACTTTTATATACCGCATAAACAAGAAAAGCCTGGCGGTCACAATCAGACACTTCTACCCCATCCCTGGCACCCCTTCAACGGAGTTGTACTGAATCGAACAGTAAGGTTTTGGTATAGTCAGCAAACTCATTTAGTTTACTCTGTGTGGTATTACTCCCACAGTATTGATGCAGTTTTTCGGCCTTTATACTAGCTTTGGACACTAGAAACACTACCTACGGCTAATAATACTTCTATATTGTTTGGGATATCCTCGGTTCTTCCAGCACCATGCACCATACCATGTATGCAATTCTGTTCACCTACTGGGGACCAATATAGTTCGTCTCGTGTAACGTTTGTATATGCTTAGTATTATCACATATAATTACGATACGGTTCATTATGCCCTTCTTGGGACTTATGCGTTTTTAATTACACTACATCTTTTTAAGGTGTATTCAGCCTCATCCAGCTTGTCTCCAGACGGTTCTCACAAGTCCAGCTGTGCAATTACAGGAGTTGATACAACGCTTCTCCTACCTATATCAAACTGTTTCAATGTTTGATACATTTCATCCTACCTTTTGAGTGATCTCGCTCTGCAAGACAGAGTTAACATATTCTCGGATCCAGTTAATATTCGTACGTAGACTAATGGGATCTACTATATGTACTTACCCAATTATAGTGCATAGGGTTCTTATGTTTACTTATGCACATTGGAGGCGATTTGAATATAATCATTGAGCTCTCCCTTACGAATGGTAGAGTTGTGATTAGTGGAGTCGACCTTTTCTCCAGGTTCCATAATATACAGAAGTGGTACATACGACGTATCTGTCTTCTTAATTACGGTGCGTTTAACAATTACCTTTGCAGGTAACTGTTTATGATTACAAGATACAGTCTTTTCTACCCTAACGGTATCATGGACTGTATCAGGATTAGCACGATTCACTTGACCAAACAAATGGTCCATTGGTTGCTGTACAGTAGATGCTGCTACTGTTTGCACTGTCGTTGGAAGAGGAACATTCTTAAGATCGGCAATATTCATGCCGATAGTAAGAAATGCTGCCCCTAACAACGTGATCACTAATTTTTTCATACTTTGATAGTTAAATTATTTGCGTTCACTTTGCCATTGGATGTCAAAGGCTCTTTTAATGCGACCAACTAGTTGTGAACCAGTTCTCTTAATTGGCCGTATTATTTTTTTACCTGAGCCTTGGCTTTACCTTTGGCTTCCTTTTTCTTATCCTCGGCTGCCTTCTTATCAGCTGTTTCCTTAGCAGCCTTGGCAACAGCCTCTTCCTCAGCCTTGATCTCCTCATCGGTCTTGAACTCCAAGTCGATAATATTCTCCTTGGCGTAACCTACGAGCGGATCAGAAGGGTTGCGGAACAGATTAGAGATGATACCTGCATACTGTGTAGCGTTATCCAGCATAGAATCAGGCTTAACCTTAGCCATCATCTCAGGAGATACTTCACGATAGTATGCACGCTTAATGGCGATAACAGTCTTCTTTGCGAAGTTGTTACCATCCAAGAATCCCTGCTTCAAGCCCTCAACGAAGCTACCAGGCGCTGCAAGAACTGCTGCAGTAGCCTTGTCGGCAAATGCGATATTCTTGTTAGCTGCATCAATATGTTCCTTGACACGATCCTTTTCTGGCAGCTTGTTCTCCGCCTCGAGCAAAGTCTTACCCTTTGAGCGAACATCATCTGCACCAATGATTACGAGGCACTTTACAGCGTCTGCAATCTGATCATCGGTATACTTGCATACGCCGGTGTTCTTGTCAGTAGAATGGTCGCGAAGCTCACAGAACGCAGACACAGGAGATCCTGACGTAGCGGTAACATTGAAGAAGTGAGCACCAATTCCATAAGTAAGCGTTCCGACACGACCCGTAAGCTCAACAATCTTGCGAAACGTATCATGGAAGTTCATGTTCTTGAGACGCTCCATATCGTTCTTTGCAGAAGCGAGAGCCTTCTCAGCATTCTCCTTGTACTTCTTGTCCTTGGTGTTCTTGAGTGTCTTCTCAGCAGAATCGATAGCACGTTTAGCCTCGATAGAGCGATATGACTTATAGAAGTTTACACACTGCATGATGCTATCCATCAGCTTAGAGTCACGATTCATAGCCAAGAAGCCAGACAAAGCCTCCTTGAGCTCCTTTTCATCCTTGATCTTTGTAGGATCAAAGACCTTACCTGCTGTTGCAGCACGAGCCTGTGCGTCTTTGTCAAGACTCTTTGCGGTCTCTTCTGAAACCTGTACAGCTGCACCTGTAACCTCAACTGCTTCAGCATCATCCTTCGAAGGCAAGAGCTTTGTATCATCAAAGCTTACGCCAATCTCCTTCAAAGCTTCTGTAAGCTCTGGAAGAGCAGCCTTACGAATTACAACAGCGAAATCGCTTGAGCCATACTTGACCTCGTTACATACGCACACTGCGATGCCGAGGGCGTTAATGTGGTTGATCTTGTCGATAGCTCCCTGTGGGAAACCAGTATGCTCAGCAGCTTTCTCATCCAAGAAAAAGCGTTCGTGAGTCATTTTCAACAAATCTACCTGGTGGTTACGATCCATGCTTGACCCACCTGTTGTTGTGAGCATAGCTGCAGCTTCAACAGCTGCATCTGCATTATTACCACCATTGTTGTTATTCTGAGCAACTTTTACATTGCCCTTTCCATTATTTTTTGCCATTTTGATAATGTTTTTAAATGTTATTTACTAAAATTAATTAATACTTTCTGGGCAACTAACTTAAATTCAACTTGTGTCGAATATGAAGTTTGTTTTTAACCAGTCTCGTGGAGGTTTAGTGAGCACGTTAATATGCTCGTCTTCACCCAAGTTAAGCACAGTAACAGTATCTACTACAATTGTATCCTTACCTGCTGGTTTTGTCTCAGCACATGTACCAGCGCCCTCTGAGGGTTCCAAAGCCTGAAATGAGCACGTTGGTGCCAGCATGGGATTTGCAGAAGATTTAACTGTACTGGCTTCACTTTTATGGTCAACAAAGGCATAGTTGACCATACTCTTACCGGTAAAACCAAGCAAGAGACTTACGAGAATGATCCAGAACAACTTGTTGCTCTTATTGTATCTTGCGAAACCAAGAGCTACAAAAATCGAGAGAATCAATAATAAAAGTGAAGTCATTTTTGTTAAACTTTTAAGTTATTTTTAATTTTCCTACGAGTGCGACTTAACGCAGCTTTTATAGTGCCTGTAGGAATTTTCAGCACTTTGCTAATTTCATCAACTGTAAGATCTTCTACGTAAAATAAATTAAAAATCTTCTGTGTCTTCTTTGGGAGTTTTTCAAATTCCTTTAGAAGAGATTCGTACTCAAGAAGATTGACAAGATCTTCTTCTTCTGAAGAATTAGTTAATTCGACAGGTAGTCGGCCTGAGTCTTCTCCTAATTCCATGGATTTCTCCTTTACTTTTCGTAGATAATCTATAGCTGTTCGATTAGCTATAATTCTCAGCCATCCGCCAAAAGACGAATAATCTGTGAACGTCGAGAGTTTTTGGTGAACCTTAAGAAATACAACATTTGTAAGATCTTTAGCTTCATCCATGTCATTCACGTAACAAAAGAGCACGTTGTCAACGAACTCTTTGTAACGGTTAAACAATTTATTAAACGCTAGCTCATTTCCCTTTTGAGCTTCTTTTATGGTCTCAATCTCAGATTGAGTGATACGCTGATACTCCATATTGTGGGGTAGGGGAGATCTCTCTCACCCTACTCCTGATAAAACGGAAGATCGTACACCATCTTCTGACGGTATAACGACCAAACGTTGTTGACGAAATTGTTGAAAAGGATTATTTTCAAATCCTTTCCTCCTGTTTTCATTTTTACCTTTTCAAGTAGTCCTGAACCGATACGCATACGAGTTGTAAGTGTTTTGAACTTCATAGGACTGCTTAGGATCATTGTTTTCATAATCCAATCACCAACTCTACGCAAATGCTCGTTACACGCATATTCATACAAACAATTTTCGTCTAGGCTATCTCCTGCACAGAATATATGTGGTTCATAAGTAAAGCCTTTTTTAAGGTTATTATGGAACCAGTTAATCACATTTTCTATACCTTCTTCTTTATAGCCTAACAGACTAGCTCTGTAAATTAGTACTTTAGGGAAATACTCCATTTTATTTTTGTTTAATTAAATGTTTTCTTAATAAACTTAGAGAAATCTTCAAAATACTCATCTAGAAAACTAGCTTTTTCTGACAATGCGTTGTCAAATAGAACCATATTACCACATTTACATGATATGTTATAATAGTTTTCTAGGTACTTATAGTTCTCTTGAAACCATACCACCCAGCTATTAACCCATATCCAAAATGCTCGTTCTCCAGAGTTAAATACTTTGTTGATACCATCCAAATTTATAGAGTCTGCAAAATTAAAATTTTGAGACCCCTCATGTATTCCAAGGGCTTTTCTTAATGATGCATTCTTTTCATCTGTTCGAGGTATTCCTCTTCCAGTATTATAGATTGCTACATTTTCTTGGTATACACGGTCTATCCATCGCGTCTTTACGGCATACTTAATTCTTTCGTGTGGCTTCTTACCTATATTAGATAATCTACCAAACTCTGTACACCATTTAAATGCGAGGTTGACGACATGAGGACACCTGTCCTGTATCATCGCTTTATATCCCTTTGTCATAACTAATAGGAAGAAGTTGGGGAATCGAACCCCAAAACTGAACAGCCGTTCCAACTTCTTCTTCTCTCCACTTTGGTAGGAAACACCCAGACTAAACTTACGCTACGTTAGTATAGTCTACAATGTTATTTACATTGTCGTTTAATTTATAGTATAGTGCTTAATGTATTTACTTCCTTCTCGGATCAAAACTAAATCACGCCCGTATAGGTAGTTTTACAACATGCCTAGGTTGCTCAAACGAAGTCTAAGCGTATTGAGGAGGCACGTGGACGTGCGCGGCTCTGCCCCGCGGTCTCCGAAAATTAACTCATACACACTGTACATTCTTTGTAAATGTTCCGATGATCAGTCAGAACATTTGATTTGAGCCACTTTAGGTGCGCTCTAAGGCATTTTTGCGACACTCGTGGTTAATTACTCCACTTGGCGACATACTCTGGCCTCAGAGCGCTTAAAATATGGCTAAAAATATATAGTAATCCTCATGACACAAAGATACTTAGAGGGCTATATTCAGCATTTTTGATACATTTTGCAGGGTTCTGGTAAATACATATCTTCTTTACCTAAATCTCCCCGATACAATGATACGCACAAAACATATTGTTTGATCTACTGTCCCAATTTACTGTGTGGGTTCACATCTCTTCCTCTCATCGTGATACGAAGATACTTGATGAGAATGTTAATTCATTCTAAGATTCCTTCACCGTCGTTTTACAAAACCTATTGGTACCTGGGAATCTATGTACGTGATACGAAGATACTTGTACTAGAAGAAGAATTAGAAGCGATCGAACTGATAGTTGGAATAATACCAGCTGTTAGGATACTTGTCGCGCAACTCACGGTCGTGCTTCTCGTATTCACTATTCAGCTCGGTCATCTGCTTACGCTGATCTTCATCGATCTTCTGTGAAAGCTCGCGGAACTGATTTGGCGTAATCTTCTGGTCGTCAGGAACGGCGGTACCATCCTCCTGTTTACCCAGAAGACGAGCCAACAATTCTGTACGCTTCTTCAGAATGTCGAGAGTGATCTTTGCCTTCGCACGGTCCTTACGGACATTGAGAAGTTCCTTGATTCTAAGGAAGTCAGCACACTTGACGATTTCTTTGACCTGGGAGATCTTACGCTTCTCCTCGTCCTGACGGATTTCTTCTGCCGCCTTGTCTGCGATGTCTGTGACGAGGTTACCCTTTATCAATTTCTCTACTACGTTGTCTGCTGACACATTCTGCTGCTCTTTAGCAGCACCTTTTGTTTCTGCTTTTGCCATTTTGATAATGTTTTAAATGTTTGTAAATAAAATTAATTAACATATTGTTACTTCTCCCACACTCCAGGATGGATTCTTAACGAATACTGCGCCATTGTTATTAATGGTGATATCGCATGGAGCTTTGTGAGAGCAGTTAGCCAAATGAATGAGTGCGAATCTGGCATCTTTAGCCTGATTCTCGGTAGGGTATTTGGATTCGAATACCAATGTTTTTGTATTCTTACCCTTTACCTTACCCTTGATCGTATACACTGGGATCTTCCACATAGTCTAAAGGATTTAGCTTGTTTTTAAACTTGTCACGCTTATAAGCCTTTGCTTTGGCTTCAGCGTGACGCTGATGATACACTTTCTTAGTATTACGTTGTGTTCTGCACATAATTACATGTTATCTTGAACTGTTTTAAATACATAAATAACATCGGTAGAAATACCGTAAGAATCACGCATTCTCTTACTTACGCCACCAGACATAACTCTGATAGCATTTGTAAGAGATTCATTGTCAGGCTCATTAGTTATAGCCTCTGACAATGCAAGTAACAGCTTCATCTTGGAGTAGAAAAACCTGCCAAATCTTTTTTTCACATAGATGCATGCAGATTCTACAACAGAGAGTTCTGTAGCATTCTTAGCTTCTGCATGGCCGATAATAATGGAATTAACTTCCGTTTCATCCATTGTGACTGCATGCACATCTTTAACGTCGGGCTTAACTGTGTTCAGCTGTGAAGCTATTGTCATAACTTCTGATGCACTCAAATTAGCACCCTCATAAGAGATAATAATGTATCGCTTCATAGCTAATCCTCCTTTGTCGTTATGTTAGTACTGGAGGACTGCACGAGCTGCACATGCTTACCGTTGATAATAGTGTCAACGACTTCCGTGTTTGGAATATCAGGAGGAGTAATAGCATCGTATTGATCCTGTTTATCAGGAAGATTCAGATATACATGCTTGTTCATCTCGAACTCGTTCGATATACTCATCTTAGTCAATGGTTTCCCAGATTTTTCTAAGACTGATACCACATCACGCATAACCTTTTTAGGTATGCTGAAGAATACTGAGTCCTGATGTCTCCACTGACCTTCCGATCTCTGAAACTCTATAACGTCAGAACAGCCGGTAAATGTAGGATTATCAATATCCTGCATCATTTTTGACACCATGAGCGAATCATCATGTCTGATTTCACTCTTTGTCTGCTTCACATAGTCACATGATGACACTGTGGCAGCTACAATAAGCATGATTAAGCACATGCTAAGCTTTTCGAATAATCTCTTCATTTTGATAATTTATTAGAGATTCAACAAATGTTAACTATCCGGGTTTTAAAGATTCACGGAATCATCTTTTGTGGACCAGCTAGGGCTTGAACCTAGGACCTCCAGATTATGAGTCTGTTGCTCTAACCTGCTGAGCTACAAGTCCAAATGGCAGTTTTTCGTCTTGTTTTTACCCCTTTCTTAGATGCTGCCAAACTCTCCCTAGGGTGCTATAATGCGTGATTTTATACAGACTCGAACTGTTGTGTAGGCCTTTAACCTAATAAATCTCGGGGACAGTATAAACTGCCCCCTTGAAATGCAACTAATTAAACTTTTCCGTCCAGTAAGATATAAAATATATGAGACTGGAGAACAAGATTACTATCAACATAATAACTATTATTGCTAGCGAAAAAGCGCTGACATTAATTGTGCTATCTATGTTGGATAGTATATCAAACAACGGGAACGCTGAAATAATTATTAACACTATTGCTACGAATAGTTCTACATATTCTCTTTTCATATATATAATGCTATTTGTGATATTTCATCATAGTCGTCTTCACTAACAAACCATGAATCGTTATCTGTTGTTAAATAACTCTTTCTTGATCCCAAATCTACATCTTCTAACGATAATACACACATATCATCAGGATTTGCAGATTCGTAGTTCTTTAAAACTACATTTGAATTGCTACAGTGCGATTTAAGTCTACGCAATGAAGCATGATGACGTCTAACTTCTAATTCTTCGTCAGACATTTGTCCATTTTTTCTACGTTTTGCCATAATTAAGGACTAATAAAAATTATTCCGTCTTCAATGCATGATGGTGACTCTTCGTTTAAATTCTTTAAATCGTTTACTTTTGGACAAGAGAAAGGATTGTTAAAGATACACCCATTGCAGTTGTATTGACGTTTAGCCCTAACAACAATGCCATTTATTTTGTAGATTCTGCCAGGACTAAGATTTTTACTCATAGTTCACCAATTAATTGTAACTTGTACATTGGTTGCTTGACTTGAACCATTTCGTATCCTTTACGAATTTCGCCAACTTTTCGAAGCACTCTAGATACTTTTCCAAGATGAAATGTTCTACGTACAGTACAGTTCTTTTGGATTGATACAAAACATACAAATTTTGTTGGATTAGCATACAGTTTATCATATGCAGGTGATACGATATGATAGAATGAACCAATGCCTTTCATAACGTCGATTTTATTCATATCACTTTCGCTAATCATAACCTTTGTTGTTTTTCCTACCATTCCCAAGCTACTCGAATTGTATATATAACATTTTCCAGTTGATACATCTCTAACAGCTGTACATTTACTTCTAGCTCTATCGATGATTATCATCAAGCCACCTACCATTAATCCGCTTGGCAAAGCTCTTTGTACTACATCTCCTTTACTAAACTTCATTTGTGTACAAATTTTATTTTGTATCGAACAATTGATGTAATTACACCATTTCTTAACCTAATGCCAATGTTTGGCGCAATAGAGAATTGCTTGCATGTGTTAATATAATCTACAACACTCTTTGAGATTGGAATAACCTCTGAGAATCCTGCTGATTTATCAACATATACAGCCATATACTTAACGGCTTTACCGTTAACACTAGGTTTCTGTACTATTTGCTTAATACATTCAACCTTACAAACCATTGTGTCGATCACAGCTTTCTGCTGTGCATGACACTTCGATGTCAGAAGCAACAACATTATTACTATGACTATCGCTATCATTGGGCCAGGACTGTGATCCGGCTTCTCGTATAATTTTACAACCATTCTTTATCACTTAATGAATTGTCAAGAATTTAACATTTGTCTTGCCAGCTCCTGGAACATTCGAATGTTTATTGTTAATATAACTATTCAAAGTATTTTCCAAAGATTTGGCATTGACTTTACTTAATCCAGAAGAGAGGATCATTGTAGATCCTCCCTCCTTGGCAACTACCTTGTAGTTAAGGTATTCAGCATCAGGTTTCCCTTTTGCTGACTGTGGCTTAACCGCCTGGTTATGCGTCTGCTTGTGTTTCTTCTGATTCATTGTCTGTACAAATGAATGGTTTACAATCCAGACCAATAGCCTTAATTACATTAGGCTCACTAAGTTTGTCCTCTGCGACCTCACTAATTCCTCTAGCGATAAATGCAAGATGTCTCAAGTCATCGATGCTGTTGAATTTACCATCAACTTCAACCGTCACTTTGATGGTCTGTTCCTTTGTTACGGCGTCCAGTTCAACGTCAATAGATGTCAAGATTGGAATGTGTTTCTTGAACTTAGTCTCCACATAATTAGGAGAGTCTAAATCAACATGATCTGGAGACAATGTACGAGACACTGTTACAATTGTTCTGTTACCGTCAGCGCAAACTGCTGACCCAAGTTTTGGGTATGCTTCACCCAACAATTTCTCTAAAATGTTCATAATTTTGATAATTAAACATTATTTACTTGTATAGGACTACTTCTCACCTATACTTGAGTTTTGTGTTCCATCTGTAATTCGGTTTCCCTTTGGAGGCTTTGGACTCCCTACGGCTACATTAAACACTTAGGGTTGATGCAACTCAACCCTTATGTTTTTTAATTAATTTAAAATAGCACCAATGTAAGTTATGAAGACAATACTTACACCAGTCTTTTTGTTCGTGAAGATTTAAATCACACATGTAACAATCTGTAAAACTAGATTTATTTTTTACAATTCTAAATATATTCTTACAAATTGTAATTAATTGTCCTGGTTTATACTTATGAGTACCAGATGTCGGTTGTAATTTCATACTTTATTACCATGATTTTCTGCCTTCCATCATTCTACTTTGCAATTAGTTCATCTACCTTAGATTTTGCTTCCAAGTAATCTGCACCATAATCTGTCTCAAGGTCTGTATCCATGAGGTCAAGACCGCGTGTTCCATCGAGAGAGTCTAAAAGCGTCTCCGTGCATTTATAATACTCTTCATACGCTTTTACTTTTTCCTCTGCCTTATTGCTCTTGCCTTTATAGACATTTACACTAAAGCAGGCACCAATGATAGTACCAATAACTGCTCCAATAAAGAACAGATTCAATTGGTCCATAAAACCATGAATTTTGCTTTTGTCCATATTTATATATATTTTGATTAATAATCTATAAAAATGGCATATCTATTCTCACGAACCAATATGCCTGCATGGAAATAAAACCTGTTGTGTAACTAAAAAATGATTTAATAAAAAGGTGCAATAGGCTATAGTTACCACATCTCGGTTTTACATGTAAATCCATTTAAAGGTTTACGCGGCTTTGTACTCAGGCTACCGCAATTGCCGTCTACCCTCTGTGTTCTTACAATCGACATCTCATAGCTTTGCAAGTACCATAAGCACGTGTTGTATTATTACAAATATTTATTGATTAAACATAAACTAAAGAAGAAGAGAATAAGCCATTAGAATGGCCATATTCTCTCCAAGAACTGCTGATTATCGAAGTACTTGTCATATATGCCGAACGATACATCATGTATAAGATGCTTGTACATAGCGTCTGCAAACTCAAGCTCAAGGAAATCAGCACGTGATAGAATATCACGTTCATGATCAATTTCATTGATTACATCAATAATAGGGTAATCAACCATATCACGTTGAATAGCAAACAACATGATAGCTACTAAACAGAACTTATCCATATTTATTATGTTTTGTTAATAACGCTATATATTAAAACAGCCTATTTGAGCTGTTACGTAGGATTGTTCTAAAAAAGGGGAATGGGAGATTGTTCCACCAATCCCCACCCCCTCTAATCATCATCAGCCTGCCCGAAATCAAAGCCATTATCGACCATGTCTAACATGCGGTTTTTCAACTTGTTAAACTCGCTTTCTTCATCCTCAGCACTACCTAAGTAAGTGTTAGCCAAAGATGAATAAGTGTGTGTTCCGTCATTGATAGCCTTTTCTTTGCCGTTTGTTAGCTCGCTAATTGTGAAATCAAAGGTAGAAAAGCGTGCTTTCTTACCCTTGAACTTCTCTACTAACTTTTCCAGCGCCTTTTCTTGTTCCCTCTCAGTGTGCTTATCAGTAAGCAACGAATCGAAGTTTATAAGGCATGTATAAGTCTTACCAACAGATGCTCCAGCCTCCTCGAAATCAGCTAATGATAATAAATTATCATCATCTTCATCTTTGGAACTTTCAGCAGCGTATGCAATACGCAACTGAACCCTGAAAGCTTCATTTTCCTCATTCCACTCTTTGAGTTTATCATTGAGTGAAACGTCGCTAATAGTAGCAATTTGATTAATCTTTTTCATAATCTTTGAGTTTTGAGTGTTTGTGAATAAATTTGCTTTTGTCATGGGGGGGTACCCCAATCCGAAAGTATATACCGGGGTGTGATTCGTTGCTGTTTCGCGTCTTTGCATTTGTAAAACAAAAAAATAAAAAAAATAAAATATTCGGCAAGCTCAATAAAAAAGCCGAGGCGTAAACCCCGGCTGTTCTCATGCTTTCTTTAAAATCTCCACCATCTTGTAGTTTCCTTCTTTAACTCTTCTAGGCACTTCTCATACTTATTTTTCCAATAGTTAACCCAGTCTTCCTGGCGCACTAATTGCTGTTCTAATAGTTTTATAGAGGCATCTCTAGCCTCTAATGCACTCTCATTGAACTTTTCTGGACTACTATTCTGTACTAGCTTTTCGTAATCTTTTCTGTCCAGGATTATGTAATCTCTAAGCTGTCTTATCAATTGTACTAATTCCGTTCTCTCTTCCTTCGTCTCCATATATAATATCTAATAATATTTTGTACGTTTCTTTATTTACCGTAAATTGTTCTAATATTAGCTAAGCTAAGCTTATTTCCGGTATTTCAAAATTACTTGTGTCTAGGTTCTTCTGACCCAAACACTTCCTTGAATTTGTAGAACTCTCCTTTTTCATCAAGCTGCAGTGCTAATTGTAGTATCTGTCTCGTTGGAGTTGCTTCCTCACCCAAGTTCTCCAGTTCCTTTAGTAGTATCTGATACGCATCCCTCTGTGCCGGATCCATCTTCTCTTGTCTCTTCATCTTTTATATCATTCAAAGCGTTTACAACTTCAGCTTTGGTAGTCTTTGTTTTAGACTGCTCAATAAGCTTCTGTATAAGTTCGTCTCTATGAGGATTACCTTTTTGCTCATACATATGCATAAGGATTGCTGTGGCATTTGCAAACTCTTTAGAGTTTTTATCAAGCGTATCTATAAGTTCCTCAAGTTCTTCAATTGAATAATTTCCTGGTTTATGCAAGAAGTTACCATCTTTGTCGTACAAATTGCTATATTTACTAATCTTTCCCATTATTTTTACTATCTTTAAGTATTATCCAACATGTTGTAGTAGCTACTATTGGAAGTATTAAAAACATTAATATTATATCAAATGGATTCATCTTTGTCTGGTTCGTAAAATCCTAATCTTCTACCGTTTTTCTCGGCCTTTTGTATTATTTCTGCCGCTCTTAAATATTCTTTATCTTTTGCTATTTCGCTCAGCATGGGCTACGTATTTCGTGCACTCTTCCTCTACAATTTCACCATCGTCATTATGTATTAAGTGAGTATATTTTGCTTTTGATCTGTTGAATTTAAACATTCTAAATGCTTTATCTCGTTCCTATTTATCGTCATATCTATGAATATATTTCATCATTTGGGTAGCATTTACAGATCCTGCCACACCTAGATTACATAGGTTCTTAATAAAACTCATAGCCCCATCTTCGCCAAACTTATGCTTTAGCATACTATATTCCTTAAGGCTCTTCTAGAACCATTGATTTTCAAGATCGTATATTGGCTCCTATTCTACAATGTATGCTATATTTACAGGTACTCCATGTATAAAGAAATATTTACACTATTCTGTACACGGTTTATTCTAGTATTGTAGAGATAAGAAGTCGGCATAATATAGTACAGCACTCATCTCAAACTAGTTCATACCTTACTTGCTGTTTTGTTTACACACTCTGTAAAGTATCCAATTAAGTATGCGAATACTTCGTTTGTATCATCAGAGAGCTTTATATGGCATGCCTCAAGTATATCTACAGCTGCATGAAACGACTCGTGAGCAAACGTGTTTACATCATTATCACTATTCCAGAGCTTGTTTACTACTATGATTTCGCAATCTTCGTCAGTTGATTTATCATATGCTCCATTTACTGTATAAGCCGTATATTCAGACCATTCACCATCACATATAGATGATTCATCTTGTCTAAACGCAAATCTTTTATCTATTACAGACTTATCTGGGTTAAATATAACGAACAAACTAAATCCGTATACTGTTTTATATTCGTCTATTATACACTTTTTCTTCTTATCCATACTATTCTTATTAGTCTTACAATTATTATTAAGCTTATATAGCTTCTACTATAGTTGTATAGTCTTACAATACTGTAATAGCTGTACTACTAAAGTAGATCTCCTAAAGAGAATATATAAGAGAAAGGGTTCTTAGTCTGACTAACCCCTACTATCCCCCTAACGTAAAAAAGCTAAAAAAGTTGCATATTTGCAGGTAAAATGCTATTTTTACAAAATTTATATCAATTTTGCAACCTTTTTGAAAATTATTTCGTTATGGCAGCGTAAAACAATAAAAGCAATTGGATATGACAAAGATTTTAAAGGTTATTAAGCCTTTCTTCGTAATGGAGAATGGTGATACATTTGAGTACAACGCTGATACAGATCAGTACGAAAGTGTATATAACGAAGAGCATAATAGCTCAAACGAAGACAATTCAACGGTTGTTTCTTCTTACAATTCTGTTTATAGAATCTCAAAGGAATATGCCAAGATGCTTCTCGATAATGGATATGTCGAGGAAGTTGACGAAAAGAAGAGATTCGTAAACATCTTTGACGAAATTGATAACAAGCTCTCAGAATACAACAATGAGCTTTACACTCTCAAGACAAAGGCTGACGAGAACACTCCTCAGTGTTTGCTTGTTGAGAAGGAGACAGTATTGAGAAACATGATTAAATTACTTGAGTACCTTAAAGGATTGAAGAAGTAATATGGATGATAAGATGATAGATCAGACTCAGTTGGCAGAGGACTTGAGCTCAAAAATAAAGTATGAGTTCAGACAGATGTTCTTGGTAAAGCCGCTTGAGCCTGTTAAAGTTAAGAAGAAGATCTCCGAACCTGTGGCTAAGGACACTAAGCCTAAGAAGGATAAGGATGGGATCGAGGCAGTTGATTACGATGAAGTAAAGACAGAGATAAAGGAAGTTGATTCAGATTTCTCTAGAGCTGTTGTACTTAAGTTGCCGTATGAGTATACACACCCATATGTTGATGAAAAGATACAGCAGATGCCTATCAAGGTTGGCGATATTGTAATATACAGATCATCTAGAGGTGCTATGTATTTCGATTTGCTTAAGGACTCTCAACTCGTATCACTTTACGATATTGTAGCAACTGAAATAGTAGAAAAGTAATGAATATAGATAAAGTTTGTAAACAGATTGGACGTGCATTGAACGATGACCCAGAGCTAGTAAAACAAATAGTTATGCATTAGTTTTAGTTCGTAGTTGATGTTATGAAAGATCAAGATGATACTAGAGACGTATTAATAAACAAACTATTTAGATTCAAGCTTAAGAATAGATTTAAAGATAATAAAAACAAACCATTGAGCCCATATGAAAAAGATAATAAACATTGAGCGTAAGCCTATTATTGCTGATACAGAGACAGCTGAAGTTACTGCTATTAATAGATCAGCACGAGCAATTGATGACATCTACATCATCCCAGAGGACGCTCATATTGAGTGGACATCAAAGCTCTCCCCAGATAAGGTTATTGAGGCAGATGTAAAGAAGAATGATATTCTTGTTACATTCTACGATAGAGATCTTGGCACAGACTTCGTAATAGTTCAGTCTGAAGATTGGTTGAAAGCTCTTAACAATGCTAAAGAAGCTGACCAGAAGAGAAAAGAAGAGTGGGCAGCTAAGCAGAAGGAGAGATGTTCTATGGATCTCGCTTGTGGAGATGTATGTTGTAAGTCATGTTAATATTTAAGTTATGAAGAAAGCTATTAAAAAGACAGTTAAGGTAAAGAGACCTAAGTATACAATCTCTATGCTGGATGTTGCTAATGCAAACGATGTTACAGCATACTTCATTGGCCAGAAGATTTCGGCAGGTATGAGAATGACTGATTGTGACTATGATACAGTTAGATCAATCCTTACAGATGCTTTGCTCGATGAGATTCTTCCAGAGAACGGCTGCGCTGTAGTAAAGGATGACTGCGTATACTTAAGATGTAAAGCCAGCAAGGTGGAAGAGAAAGCTAAGAAGCCTTGGTACAAGCGCTTATGGAATTGGATTACTCGTACTAAGTAATCACCTTTAGAGTCTATTAGTCAAACGGTAAAGACGACCCGATACAAAGGGAATAGTTAGCAGGTTCGACTCCTGCATAGACTCCAATATTTTTCATTTTTTAAGAATTTTAAATTTTAATAGATTACACCGATTGTGGAATCTCGACCAGTTTGCTGGAATTAGTCGTTAAATATAGTAAACCAGCCGGTATTGCACCAGATGCCGTTATTTGTCTGGCGAAGACAAAGACACGAAGGAGGTCTAGCTTATTGGTGAAGCTAAAACCATTCCCTTCCTGGTAGGGGTAAGATATCATGTGAGTGGCATCCCTGTGTGTACACTATAAATAAAAGGCTACCATGGTAAGCTGATACAGGGACCCAATACTGGTTGTAAGTCCAGCTAAAACTTATAAGAGTCAAAGAAAACGGGCGAATACAATCGCCGAGAGGTTTTCGCCATTTCTGAAATCTCTATAAACTGGGATATCCGGGCGGAACAAGAGCTTTCTGCCCTAGCAGCCCTTTGAGCTGCAGGATCCAAATGGCGCCAATACTGGTTCTGCGTAACTCCAGCTAAAGGTTACGTGCTTATCGCGAAGTGGAGCAGTTGGTAGCTTGCGAGGCTCATAATCTCGAGGTCGGTGGTTCGAATCCATCCTTCGCAACAAATACTTATAACGAGTTTTATCCGTGATCATTCACGAGGTCAGTTAAGACTTTAAAACATAGTGGTTAGCTTGCCACGCATGACAAACAAAAAGCAAAATAATCTTATGCGTTAGTAAGAGTTTAAAACGCTTCGTAGACATGGCTTCGTAAACCCCATGTATATTGCCCATTCGCGTAACAGCTAGCGCACCGGGCTCTTTTGTCCAATGAATAATTGAATATATAATAATGGAAAATAAAATATATAAACTCTCAGACGAACAGTTTGTTGAGTTGCTCAAGAAAAGTTCAACAATATCTGAAGTGTTGTTTAAACTTGGTTATACAGTTAAAGGAAACTCTTGGGGGTATTCCCAAATAAAAAGAAGAATGGATGATCTGAATTTAGACTATTCTATATTCAAAGGCAAATCCGCTGTTATAAAAACAAACGAGTTAAACAATGTAAAGAAGGAAGATATACTAAAAGAAAATTGTAGGCATCAGCGTACAGTATTAAGGAGATACATAATAAAAAACAATTTAATTCCATACAAGTGCGCAATATGTGGATGTACAGAATGGCAAGGGAAGACATTAAGTCTGGAACTTGATCATATAAATGGCATAAACAATGACAATAGATTGGAAAACCTTAGGTTTTTATGTCCTAACTGTCATAGTCAAACATCAACATATGGAAGCAGAAACCAACAGCTCAATAGTTCGAAATATGATATACCGGATGATCTGAGAAAGATGGTTGAAGATAAGTATAATGAAGTTAAAAGCGTTAAAATGGTATCATCCATACTTGGAATACGAAGATGCGTTGTTACAAAAATAGTTAATGAATCAGGTCAAAAACATTCTAATCAAAAGTATATAATAAGGTACGATAAAGATTGGAATGAGCTCGCAAGATACGGCTCTCTCGTAGAAGCTGCCAAAGCTTTAATAGAAGCTAATGAAGTTAAAACAAAGCGAGTAAAGACTTGTACTAGAACTATAATGTACAATAAAGATAATTTTTGGTTGAACAGTCATTGGAAAATATTGGATGGTAGCGGGATAATAAATAATCCGTTATTAGAACCTTCTCTAATTGACTCGGAAGACACTGTTGACGAGGCGCAAGCGAAAGCAGCGTGACAGACTAAACGAGAAGGCTGACCTTAGGGTTGGATGCAATAGTCGAGCTAATGAACCCCGGGGGAGTGGGGGCAGCACCTACATGGGCGACAATATAAAAATATAATATTTAAATACTATGGAGTTGAAATTTAAGAGACTTGAGGATAACGCTATCCTCCCTATTCGTGGCACAAAAGGTGCTGCAGGAATTGATTTGACTTGTACTAAGATTGAAACAGCTCTTAATGAAGCAAATCAGCTGATGTTGGTTTACCATACAGGATTGGCAGTTGAAATTCCTGCCGGATATGTTGGTTTACTTATACCACGCTCTAGTATTTGGAAGAAGTCATTATGGCTTACTGACAATGTCGGTGTTATTGACAGTGACTTTAGAGGCGAGATCGTAGCAATTATGAAAGCTACAACTGATACTATTCCTGCTGTTTATAAGCAGGGTGAGCGCTTTTGTCAGTTAGTCATCGTTCCTATACCAGAGTATACAATCACAGAGGTTTCTGAGCTTTCTCCAACAGAGAGAGGTGATGGCGGATTTGGTTCTACTGGCACAGGACATGAAAACGAATCTAGCGCAGCTGCGGGAACTCAGTCACAGCTTAAGGAACAGGTTGAGTCCGTACCAGAGCCAGCGGCGGCACAAGAAGGTGCTGAGGTAAGCGAAGAATAGGCCTAATTCGCTTACATAAAGGGGATTACCGAAAGGTAGTTCCCTTTTACTGTTTAAACACATTAATGCATTAATTATGATTTAGGAAAAAGATTTTTTATATAGAGTTCCAGTAAAAACGGCGCCTATAACAACTCCTGGGGGACAGATTAGAAATCCAGAAATATTGGTTGATGTTGAAGGTGGGGAATTTATGCATGGAAATATATTGGATGCAAACTCTACAAATAAACTCGTTAATCAGTCTGTAAAAGAAGCTGTTGACAATAAGATTATCGAAGGCGGATACGTAACAAAGGATTTGCTTGAAGCTGAAACAACAAGAGCTACAGAATAGGAGAATAGTTTAAAAACTCTTATAGGTGCTGAAACTGGTGCTCGCACAAAGGGCGACGAAGACTTGGGCTCTAAGATTAAGGCAGAGCAGACTAGAGCTGAAGGCAAAGAAAAAGAGATATCAGATAAGCTTGCAATAGTTGATGGTGATTCAAATACAGAAGGATCATTTAGAAAAGCTATTGCAGATGTTATTGCTGCTGCCCCAGAAGATCTTGATACACTTAAAGAGATCGCTGATAAACTTGCTGGTAACGACGACTTACATACAGCATTAAATCAGGCTATTACAGAAAAGGCTGATGCCTCTGCGCTTGCAAATGAAATTAGTAGAGCTACTGGCGCCGAAAGCGGTTTACAAGCTGCTATTGCTACTAAGGCTGACGCTACAGTACTTAGCAATTATGTTCTTACAACAGCGCTTAATCAGCAGGTTGATACGCTGAATACCGCTATTAGCGCTAAGTAGGATGCAGGTAGCTATATCCCTTATGATCAAACTGTTACATCTAGATATAAAATAGACAAAGATCTTATGATAGATAACAGTAAAGGTAGTGCGGTGTTAGGTACTTATAGCATCAGTGCTATTTCGAATAGTAATACTGAAATATAGATAAATCCATCTGGTATTACTATGAGAGATGACGATAATGTGATATGTTTAGCCCAGAACGGCATAACTCTACCTGATGGCGACAATAATCATGTATTAACTTCTAATTGTTCTACTATAGATATAAGAGAATATGCTAGGAGATCAGAGCTACCTACAAAGGTTAGTCAACTTACTAACGACTCTAACTTTACAACAGCTGCTTATGCTGATTCTAGGTATGCACTTTCTGCTACCGCGGATTCCTTGAGTGTAGGCCTGTCTAAAAAACAGAATAAAATCATAGTCAATGAAGTTGATATTACAGATATAGAAACAGCTGATATTACAAAACTGAGAACTATTGTAACCGATCTTATAAATGCACTTAGTTTAAGCGAATTGATTATAACGACATCAGCTCTTAAATAAAGCTAGGTCTTAATGAAAGCATGACGGGGTTCACTACCCCGCCTAGCACAACAGATTCTACCACGCCTCTTTTAAATGCGTACCAGGGTAGGACTTTTATCACCTAGATGGAATATGCTAGGACTCGCGTAGTAATACGCTTTTTAAATTAAACGGGACTAGGATTATTCCAGTCCTAGTTCCATATTGTTTTACTATAAAACTTGTTAATTATGGATACATAATCGAGAAGGTTTATTGTACAGGACACGATAATAACGACGCTTTAGTAGCCGCTTTGGCTTCTAAGAATAACTGTGATCCAATGGCTATGGCAGCTATGATGAACTAGAATGATTATATGAACAACCCATTCGCTTACCTTATCTGGATGATCTTCGCTATGCGTATGCGGAACAACCAGGACGGTAACCAGGGCAATGCAATCCAGAGTCAGCTCGACGCAATGCGTTCACAGATCGCTGATAATCAGAATAGCTCATTGGTAATGGATGCCATAAGAGGCAATGCTAATGCAATTACTCAGTTAGCCTCTAACCTGAACTGTGATTTCAACGCACTGAATAATGCTATTTGTTGCGTTAGATCAGGTATTCAGGAAGTAGCAGGTAATGTAAACTTCTCTGCAGAACGCGTTATCAACGCTATTAATCTCGGAGACGCTAACCTTACATCTGCATTGCAGAACTGCTGCTGCCAGACACAATAGAACATTATCAAGATGGGCTACGAGAATCAACTTGGGCAGAAGGACATAATCAACCAGATGCAGACAGGTTTCAGCAATACAAACTCATGTTTGGAGATAGCTGCAAGTAACCTTGGTTTCCAGATGAGTTAGATTGCTTGCGATCTTAAGACGAACGCAAATGCTAATACTCAGCGAATAGTAGATGTTTTGAACAATCATTGGCAGTCAGATCTACAGTAGAGATACAATGACGCTCGCCTTGAATTGTCACAGCAGAAGTAGAATGCTACTTTGATTGCTGCGCTTAAGACAACTGCTGCAGCTTAATAAGTTTAATTTATGTGAGGGCTCCTTCGGGAGCCTTTACATATAAAAATAAGGCTTATGGCATTTAAAGATGTAAAACAAAACTATTCAGTATATATACTGAATAAACAGGATATAACTATTACCGATGGCAAGGTTATATCAGTTGGATTTCCACATTTAGACTTAAGTACAAAGCCTGCAATGGGTTAGTCACAAATGGTTGTAGATGTAACTATAGAAGCTAACTCAAAAACAGCTACGTATTCAATCCCAGAGAACTTATCTGTTACATATGCAGGAGATGTAGTATTGTCTACAGATAAGCAGGGTCTTATGGCTGAAGTAGAGCAGATGAAGAATACTGCTGAAAAGATACTTGAGTCAGTTCCAAAATAGAAGGAAGTAGTAGATAAGACGACTGTATTGTTGTCTGAGCTTAATCCTGTCTACAAGGAGAAAAAGGAGACTGAATAGAGATTCTCAAAGATAGAAGAATCTATAAGTAGAATGGAATCAACTGTTAATAACTTTATTAATTCTTTCAACAATGCAAAAGGTAATAGTAATACGGCACAGTGACGAAGATAACCAGAATTCTAAATACGTTGCAAATCTTTAGAAGAATAAATATGGCAGCTATTCAGCTAGTGTTGGAGTTGTAAAGGAAGATGGGTACAATGACTATGTTAGTAAACATGGCTTGCATTTTACAAAAGCTTTACAGGAATACGCTAGTAAATAGATGGTTAATTCAAATAGTTAGGAACATACATGGACTTCTGAGTAGGTTCAAAATGTATGTAATATACTTAATCTTAAAATTCCAGACACTTCTACAATAGAAGATGTAACATATACAGCAAACATGGCTTATGCTGATTTTTATCCAGAATTGCTTAATGAACACCAGTGTATAAAATATGCAGCAGCTGTAGCTAACGATAAAGATGGCTATACAGGAATTTAGTTTTGCAGATGGATGGCAGATGTTGTAGGAAAGAAGGAACATATAGATTGGGATAAATTCAAATAATCTTTAACTGTGGCGTTTTAGACGTGGTCTTCGATGACACCACAGTACAATAATTGTTAACAATTTAAACGAATTAATATGATTAATTTTTGCGTAGAACCAAAAAAGCCTTGTCGCAAAAATCCAATCGGAGAATTAGATTTTAAAATAGACAAGTGTTATTCGTCAATATATTCTAGATTGTGCTGCCATGAAAATGATTCGGTCTCACATATATCTTAGGAAGAAAGAGATGAATGGAATGGAAAGGCTAGCAATTCTGCTTTACTAGATCTTTAGAATCAGTTAAATGAAGTAGCTGGAGACGGAGATAACTCTATAAAGAAAGAGATATTGATAGAAGTGTCTAGGCATATAGCAGGTGCTATTACTGATTTAAATATTGAAGATTATGCTAAAAAGAAATATGTTGATGACGCTATTAGTAATATCGACTTTGATTAGTATATTACAAATACCAAAGCTGATTCTACGTATTTAAAAAAGGTTGACTATATAAAATTAGACCCAACAAGCTATTATACTAAAGCTGAGGTATAGAAGATAATTGAAGACTCTACTATAGGGAAAGATTATCCTATATAGAGCTTTACAATAGAAGACAACAAGCTTCTTCTCACATAGAAGAATGGCGGCTAGTTTAAGGTTAACCTATCTGGAATAGGATCTGGTGTTGGAGTAGATACCGATTATGTATAGGAGTAGCTTTCAAATTATATCAAAAAGAACACGTTGTCAAAATTAGTAATAAACGATTAGACGTATTCTCTTGAAAACGGACGTGATATAAAAATCCCTACTAGCGGCGCTGGTTCAAGTATAGATTACACTAAATTTGGATATAATAAATCTTATTTCAAAAAACACCAAAGTAATTCTGTAGCACCAAGTAAACCTAGTGCAAATAGACCACCTGAAGACGGTTCTGGGTGGGTTGAAGATGCCCCAAATTAGGAAGCTGGATATTACATATGGATGACACAGGTATTCATAAACGGTAACGGATAGTATGGAGAATACACAAATCCAATATGTTTAACCGGAACTGCTGGAGAAAGCGCTGTATCATACGATATTAAAACATCTACTAGTACTATTAATTACCAAGATGGAACAATGTATCCAAAGACTATTAGTGTATATGTTGTAAAGAGCAATGGTTCACAGATTACAAATATTACACCATCAAATAGTTCTGGTTGGTCGTTCTCGTATAGTGTTGATGGCGGAGATGCATGGACCACAATATCATCTGATTAGATTCAAACTGAGGGTGATAACGGAATGTTGTTTAGAGCAACAAACGGAACAATGATACTAAGTGAATATGTTCCAATTGTTAGGTCTGGTATAAACGGATCAACTTATTCATTATAGCTTTCAAACATATCGTTATCATACGTTCCGGCAGATTAGAATTACAACTTATAGATGAGCTGTAATGTTAATTTATATAAAAACGAAAACACTGTAGATAGTACTGATGCAAATCTATATAATCTATATATGTAGCTAAACTCAAATGATAGAACAACTTTGCAGTATAGCACAGACCATTGGGATGCCACGGTAAATACAACTGTACAGTCTAAGTCTAGCACCGTTACTATATACGCATATAATACAAACGGCGCTTATCTTACATCCATGACTATTCCAGTATCAGCTTCCGGAGATACGTCTATTGGACAAACGTTCAAGGGATCTCCTTTAAGAATTGTCGGCACATGGTAGAGTGCCACAAAATACTATGATGGAAAGAGAGATGCAGAGAATGGTATATTCTATCAGGATGTTGTGATTTATAAAAATGTGTATTACGCTTGTATAAATACAGATTCTGGAGAAGCTGATTATTGGAACACGCCACCAATCACTGCTACATATTGGTCAGCATTTTCATTATCCCCTAATGTTGTAGCTGATCTTGTTGTTGCCAATAAGGCGTTTATAAAAGAGCTTTCATCTAACGAGCTTGTTATTTTTGATGATTAGAAGATTGTCGCTGGTATGACATCTAGTAAAGCCGTAGATGAATCATCGCCATTAAATGGTAAGGTTACAACTGAAGGCAAGGGTGATGTTCGTATATGGGCTGGTGAAATATCTAACGCTAATTTAACAACGGCTCCATTTACTGTTACGAGTACTGGTGTTTTAAAAGCTAATGACGCAACACTTAACAACGTTGTTTTAAAAAAGGCAAATTTAACAGATGCTACGTTTGCTAATCCTTACGGAGAAACTTGTATAACAACAAAAGAACAAACTGTTTATACAGATATTTCTACTAGTATAAAAGCAATATCTTCAGGAGTATTTATAAATAATACGACTGGTAAAAACATGGCGCAACTATATTATTTGTCAGAAAATTACTCTGATTCAAAACCTTAGTCTGGATTAAGATTAGCAACAGGCAATAATACTAAGTTTTTTTCCAATGTTAGAGATAATGACGCTTAGTTGTATATCGGTACCGGTGTTGGTAGCGACATTAGTATCAGCTCTAAGATTTTATCATATTTTTCAACATATGTAGTTAATGGCAATTTGCTTGTTGATTTTATTTCTAATTCTATTTGTAAAATACGTGTAAAAGGGCTTCGTTCATACGATTTTGTAGAAGATGCGTATTCTGATAGCGATCTATAGAAAAATGAAATGTTTTTGATCAGTAATACAGTAGAAGACAGACAAGGCAATACACATACAGATTATACCGTTCATATTAAAGGTGCCAAAAATTAAAATGAAAATAATTAGACAAAATATACTTCCTCCAAAAGGTTTTTTAGCAATTAATCTGTTCGGTTATCTATTCTGTAAACCAAATGCTAAGATAACTGATGTCACAATTAATCATGAACAAATACATACAGAGCAGATGAAAGAAATGCTGTACATACCGTTTTATTTATGGTATGGCGTAGAATGGTTAATCAAACTGTTCTGTAAAGGAAATGCATACAGAAACCTTTCATTTGAGAGAGAAGCTTACGACAACTAGTATAATCTAGATTATTTGAAAACTAGAAAACATTATAGTTGGCTTAAAAGACTATTTAAATAATGTTTGACATCATACAGAATAAAATACAGTTAAGCACAGAGGATTTGGCTATACCACCATTTAAAGACTTCTATAACAATGCTAAAGATAAACAAGAGGCATTAAAGAAGATTGAATTCATAGTGTGGAGATATAAATGGAATAGCCCATATGAGGCGTATCCAGAGAAAGAACGCACATGGAGAGTAGCTAAAGATGTACTTAATGACGAGAATTATAAACCTGATGACGTTGTAAAAGAATTAGCAAAAAGGTTCCAGGAGTTCCAAGAGACTCCTGCTACCCGCCTGCTTAAATCTTCTAAGAGCGCAGCAGAGGGCATTATGAACACGATGGATAGCTATGCTGAAGAAGAGCTTGATATAGATACAGCTAAGAAACTTTCGGCTATATTAAAAGATGTTAGTGGTATAATCAAGTCATTAGACATGGCTATGAAGTAGGCAAAAGCAGAACAAGCAGAAACCGGTAGAGTCAAGGGTGGTGGCATTATTGGTATGTACGAATAATTATGATAGACTTTAATTAGAGACTCCATGATACAGATAAGTTTAGATAGGCTGCTATCTTCTTTCAGCAACATGGATGCTATACCTTAGCTCCTAGAGGTACTACTGATTATAACAAATATTGGGAGCAAGAGACAGATAGATGCATTAATGGTTATACAGCTCCAGATGGAGAAGGTATAACTGGATACAATTACTTCTATCTAAATTATAGTCCAATCATGCGACTTAAGGAAGAAGAGTATACCGACAGAGAGGGTAACCTCAGAAAGAGAAGATAGCGTATACTTGAGTTCCCTAGCTTTTGGGACTATGATTACTATTATTTTTGCGCTATAGAACAAGCGGAGCTAGAAGGAAAACATATGGCTGTGCTTAAATGCAGACAGAGAGGATATTCGTTCAAGGGTGGATCTATGCTGGTTAGAAACTATATGCTTATACCAGGTTCGAAGAATTTCGCTATAGCATCAGAACAGAAATTCCTTATAGGTGATGGTTTGTTAACTAAAGCCTGGCAGATAATGGACTTCCTTGACAAACATACGGCGTGGGCCAAGCAAAGACTTGTGTCTACACGTATGGAAAGAACATCTGGTTATAAAATTACAGATGAGTTTGGTAAACAAACCGAGCAAGGATACCTGTCTAGTATAACAGGAATAACCCTTAAGAACGATCCGGAACGTGTGCGTGGTACTCGTGCTAAGCTTGTACTATGGGAGGAAGGTGGTAAATTTCCTAGCCTTCTTGATGCATGGCGTATAGAACAGCCTTCAGTAGAAACCGATGATGGTAAAGCGTTCGGATTGATGATAGCGTTTGGTACTGGTGGTACTGAAGGAGCTAGCTTTGAAGGATTGAAAGAGCTATTCTATAAGCCTAAGTCTTACAATGTTCTCAGCTTCCCTAATATATGGGATGAAGGCAGAGAGAATACAGAATGTGCATTCTTTGTTCCAGCTTATTCCAACCTAGAATCATTCGATGATGATGGTAATTAGGTTTACATGGATAGGGATGGAAATAGCTATAAAGAGAAAGCTATACAGAATCTTATAGACCAGAGAAACAAAGTAAAGGACGGTGGTGCTAGTTAGCAATCAATAGACCGTTTTATATCAGAGCGTCCTATAAGGCCAGCAGAGGCTGTATTAGAGCTCGGTAAGAATATATTTCCTAGAAAGTTATTGATGGACCAGTTAACCAGAATAAGGACCAACAAGAAGCTTCAAAGTATGAAGCATATAGTTGATCTAGAATGGGATGGAAATGGTCAGGTAAAGGCTACAGAAAAGCCTAGTGGGGATATAACTAACTACCCTCTTAAGAAGGGCGATAAACCACATGGCTCCGTAGTTATATGGGAGTACCCAGTAAAGGATCCTCCGCTTGGTTTATATATAGGAGGATGCGACCCATACGATCATGATGATAGCTTTACAAACTCTCTTGGTTCTACATTTATATTTAAACGTGTAAGAGCTGGAGAAGCATGGACCGATGTAATAGTAGCAGAGTATTCCGGAAGGCCGGATACAGCAGAAGAGTACTACGAGAACGTGCGCAAGTTACTTACGTTTTATAACGCTAGATTATTATTTGAGAATGAAAGAAAAGGAATCTACCCTTACTTTACGAATAAACACTGCGATTACCTCTTGGCTGATTAGCCAGATAAAATCATATCTGAAGTCTTTAAAGACAGCAAAGTGCAAAGAAGAAAAGGATGCCACATGACCAAACAGATTAGGGCGTATGGCGAAGGATTAATATTAGAGTGGCTGCTAGATGAGTTTGAAGAAGGTCACCCTAATGTAGAAAGAGTATACAGCGAACCTCTAATAGAAGAGCTTATAGAGAATGATGGTGTACGAAATGTAGACCGTGTGATAGCTTTGTGTATGGTAATGATATACAGAGAGGAGCTCTATTAGGTAAAGGTATCGTCTGCAAAAGAACAAAACAAATAGGTTGAACTCTTCGAGATGCCGTTATTTAGCAAACAATGGTTTGAAGAAGATAGCAGCACAAGTGAAGACGGTATGCCGATATTCACATTTTAATACATGGAAGATAACTTATACAATTCAGCTTTCCCCAGACAAAAGCTCCCTCTTTCAAAGAAAGGAAAGAAGTGGCAGGAGGATTGCGTTAACTATATTATAGGTGAAGGTAACGTAACATCTGGAGGAAATAGTACATCATATTACGGAGAGCTGTAGACCTATTATAATTTATATAACAGCATCTTCGACGAGAAGGATTTTAAATCAATTACAAACCCATTCAAGGTCGAGGATGGTTTTCCTGCTACTCCTCACGACTTTAATATTATAAGACCTAAAGTAGATTTGCTTATAGGTGAGGAAACAAAGAGACCTCTTAATTTCAGAGTTATTAGAACTTCATAGGAGGCTACATCTGAAATGCAGGAGAAAGAGAAATAGATGATTCTACAATATATAGAAGCAGCTATCACAGCTAGAATGAGCCCAGAGGAAGCTCAATAGTTCCAGCAGTAGCTACAGTCTGGAGAGATTATGCCACCAGAGTAGATAGCTAAATATATGGACAAAGACTATAAAGATATTGTAGAGAATACTGCATATCATTCTCTTACCTATCTGAGAGAGAAGCTTGATCTTGACAACGAGTTTATCAAAGGCTGGAAGGACGGATTGATCTCAGGTAGAGAAATTTATTACGTTGGCGTACTTAATGCAGAGCCATATGCGGAGAGAGTTAATCCTATATGTTTCTCTTACGACAAGAGCCCAGACCTTGATTTTATTGAGGATGGATCATGGTGTTGCAGAAAGATGCGTATGCCTATAACTGAAGTATACGATAGATATTACGACAAGCTTGAAGAGAAGGATCTTGATAAGCTTGAAGAAATGATTGGTTCCACTCCTGGTAGAAACCTCGGAGATAAAAGCCCTGTTGATATGGGCATACAGTTACGTATATACGACAACCCAATATTTGAAGGATCAGGTAAATCGCTTGTAAACGTATGGCATTGTTGCTGGAAGTCTTTTAAGAAGATCTTCTACGTAACTACTACAGATGATGCTGGACAGCCTCAGATCAATATAGTTGATGAAACATATCAGCCTGTTGGTAATGAGGTTAGCGTAGAACCAGATTGGATTATAGAAGTATGGGAAGGATACAGGGCTGGTAGCGATCTGTATTTTGGTATACAGCCTATTGAATATCAGCATGTAAGTATCGATAACCCTAATAGCCAGAAACTTCCTTATTGTGGTGCTATTTATAGTAATACAAATAGTAAGCCTAGATCATTGGTTAGCATTCTTAAGCCATTACAGTATATGTATATTGTATTGTGGTACAGACTTGAGTTAGCTATCGCTAGAGATAAAGGAAAGGTTGTAAACATGGATATTACATAGATTCCTAAGTCTATGAATATTAGTCCAGCTAAATGGATGCACTACCTGTCTAGTGTTGGCGTTAACTTCATTAACCCATATGAAGAGGGCTGGAATATCCCAGGAAGAGAAGGTGGTAAGCCTGCTCAGTTTAATCAGATAACAGCATTGGATCTTACAATGTCTAACGTTATAGCTGAATATATACAGCTAATGGATAAGATAGAAGAGCTGGCTGGAACAATCTCTGGTATTACATAGCAGCGTGAAGGAGCAGTAAGCTCATCGGAGATGGTTGGTAATGTAGAGAGATCTGTTGTACAGAGTTCACATATTACAGAGCCATTATTCTGGGTCCATAACCAGTGTAAGCGAAGAGTGCTTAATATGCTTCTTAATACAGCTAAGGGTGCTTGGGAAGAGACTGGTAAACAGAAGCTCCAGTATATCTTTGATAATGGAGAAAGAGCGTTCTTGGATATTACTCCTAAGTTCTACTACGAGGACATGGATGTGTTCGTAAGTGATACATCTAAGGATCTTGAGAACATACAGAAACTTCAGCAGCTTATACAGCCAGCTATGCAGAATGGTGCTAGTTTGCTTGAAGCCGCAGAAATTCTTACAAATGATAACTTCAATATCATCAAGCAGAAGCTTAAGGATATGCAGACTAGACAGGAGCAGGTACAGCAACAGCAGCAAGAAGCAGAAGCTCAGCAGCAACAGCAGTTACAGCAGATGCAGAATGAGTCTAAACAGCAAGAGCTTATGTTACAGGAAGCTCAGATGGATCTTCAGAGATATCAGATTGATCAAGATAATCAGACTAAGATAGCTGTGGCACAGATCAATGCTTATCGTGGAACCGAGGAATTAGATTAGGATAAAAATGGAATTCCAGACCCAATAGAAATTGGTAAGCAGGCTATCGAACAGCAGAAGATTAATCAAGAGGCTTATAATAAGCGTTATGAAGCTAAGCAGAAGCGCGAGATAGAAGATCAGAAGATTCAGCTTGAGAAGGATAAGATGAAGCATGAGACAGAGCTATAGAAGGCCAAAGATGATGCTGCTTATGAACGCGAGAAGCTTAAGGCAAAGACGGCCATACGCAATAAAACGAATGCAGAAGCTGCTAGAAACAAATAATTATGAGTGGAGTTTATTAGATTTATAATACCGTAAATGGTAAGCGGTATATTGGTAGCTCTATTCATATAGAGCAACGTTTTAAAGAACATCTTAGAAACCTTAGGGCAAACAAACATGTAAATGCTCACTTGTAGAGTGCATGGAATAAATATGGTGAACATTCTTTCGTTTTTGAAGAAGTAGAATTATGTGAACCAGATCAATGTTTAAAAATAGAATAGGAATACATTGATTATTATCATGCGGCTGACAGAAAGTTTGGATACAATATAGATCCGTATGCAGATCATGCTGGCAATACCTTATCTGAAGAAACTAGAAAAAAGATAAGCGAAAAAGCTAAAGGTAGAAAGTGGAGTAAAGAGCAGCATGAAAAGTGGTCTAAAATTATGACAGGAAGAAAAAAGCCAAAACAGTCTTAGACCATGAAATAGAAATACGCTAACGGAGAATCTAGCTTGCCGAGATTTGACGAAGTTTCTGAAGAAAAAAGAAAATCTTGGAGAGCCAATCTATCAAAAGCAGTAAGAAAACGATATTCCGATTATAGCAATCGCCCAAAAGGATATTGGTTAAAAGTTATTTTTTCTAACGATGTAAAGTATTATCCATCTTTGAGAGAAGCTTCTAGATAGTTAGGAATTGACAAAGGAGCTATATAGTATTGCTTTAAACAAAAATAGGGATACTGCGGAAAACTTAACTGTACATTTATTTAGATTTCTGAAGAAGAGTATAAGGAGGCTACAGCATGAAGTTTGATAATAAGACATTTTAGTAGAAGTACGAAGCGTGGAAGAATGGCGCTGATTACTGGAAGGATATTAGAGGAATCAACTTGGGTGGAGACACCCAGGCTGAGGAACCTAGCCCAGAAGAGAAGCAGTAGATGGACCAGAATGTATAGTCTATACTTAATGCTTACAATGAAGGTAAAGATGTTAATATAGCTGAAGATATTATAAAACCATTGCCTTTTGATACTCCATTAAACGAATAGAATCCTATACTTCATAAATATAAAGGTGGAAAAGATGATTCTATTAATACTTTTGTTAACAGAATGGGCCCTCTTGTAGGACAATAGCTAAACAGATACGGATATGGTGATGCTGCATACTATAATGTAATGCGTTAGCTTGCATATGAATCTAATTATGGTAGATCTAGAGTTGCTAGAAGATAGCATAATTATGGCGGAGTAGGCTGGAATGGTAAGACTTGCAATACATACAAGAGTGATGCGGACTTTGTTAAAGACTACGTAAGACTTATGCATACACGATATGGAGCAGCGCTTAGAGCTAAATCCACATAGGATTATGCTAGAGCTCTTAAGTAGAAAGGGTATTACGAAGATTCTCTTTAGAATTACTCAAGAAATCTTAATAGCATGAATAGCCTTGTTAGAGCAGCTCGTAATCACAAGAATGCGCATAAGGACGCTTATAACTATAATGTATAGTTAAATGACCTTGAGTAGGATTATGAAGATGCCAAAAATGCTAGTCCTATAATTATCAATTCGCCATCTACAAGATAGCCTAGTACTATTAGAGCAGATGTTCCGACAACTCTACTTGGCCCTACTTAGGAAGAGATAAAGGCTTAGCAATAGCGTGATCTCAATAAGTATAAACAGTAGATGTATGATAGGATAACATAGCCTTCACTTCCGAATATACTTAATCTGCTTCCAGCTAATAACTTTGGAAAAGATTCTTATGGCTAGAAGTTCTGGTGGAGAAGAGGTAATAATCTTAAACTAATGTAATTATGACACAGATGGAAAGTCCTAAGCGAAAGATGCAGAAGAGGAATGACTATTAGCGTCATAAGCTCTTTCGTAAGATAAAACGTAGAAGAAAAGCATAGGCTGAGGCAGAGTAGTAGATAGCTGAGAAGCAGCTTAGAAAGAAGTTAAAACTGCCTAAGTTTGATAGAGGAGAAGATGAATTGTCTACTTATAAAAAATAGGTAGAAATGTTTAATGATGCAAATTCTGATCCAATATTGCCAGGTAGACTTGTTGATAGAAATAGAGTTGCTGTTAATCCGGAAACTGGTGACGTAATGGAAGTTGGTGGGCACGTCAATTTAGATCCAGTTATAATAACTGATAAAATGCCTGATAATCTAAAACGGACTATAAATAAAAATATAGAATTAGATAGAATTTAGGACTTATTATATAAGGACAGATTGTCTCCTGTTGACCCTGTTGGTGAGCTTGTTGTTGAATCTGCTGCTATTGGTAAGCCTTTAGAATTAGCCGGAAAAGCGGCTTTGTATGGTATTGGAAGATACGGAGAAAAACTTGGGCTTAAGAAACTATAGGGTTTGGCTAGATAAAAATTACTAGAAAAAGAATTCGCGCTTTCTAATGGAAGATATACTATGGGTGAACCCGTACTCCACAATAAAACAATACGTATTCAGAATGACGACTAGCCATTTATGTTTGACATAGATTAGCCTACTAGTTAGTATATAGGCAAAGATCATTTAAATATTGGTAGCTATATTGGTGAGGGTGGTGAAAGTTTTGTGTATAATACAGCAGGTGATCCAAATACTGTTACAAAAATAAAAGTCCCAATATCTGATAGTATAAAAGATTATGAGGGTTTATAGAGAGCAGTAAGTACAGAATATCAACAAAACAAATTACCGTTCTTTTTTAAATAGGATTATCTTGGATATACTGATAAAAATAGCATCCCAAGTAAAGCTGGAAAAGCTTTTGGAGACGAACAATTTAGAATTGTTACAAAGCAACCGAAGGTTACTCCTTTTTCAAAAGTTGCGGACCCTTGGTTTACATTAACAGAAAATGATGGAATACAAGGTATATTTAGATATTTCGATAAAGATAAAATATATAATTATTTACGAAAGTACGGAGTCGAAAAGACTGAAGACCCATATATATACAAGTACAAAAACATAACCTTTAGTGATATTCTTCCACAAAACGCAGGTATAGACAAAAATGGTAACTTTGGATTTTTAGATTTGATTATACACGATTATAATTCCGGTAAAGATATTCGCATTAAACCATCTAAGCGTGGCACATTTACTAAAGCAGCTAAATAGCATGGCATGAGCGTACAGGGTTTTGCCAATAAGGTTTTAAGGAATCCAAGTAAGTATAGTGCAGCTATGAGAAAGAAAGCAAACTTTGCGCATAATGCAGCAAGTTGGAAACATTAAACATTACACGGGTTCGAATCCCGTGTAGCGTACAACAATTAAAAATATTAACTTAGTTATAATTTAAATTATGGCAAGAAAGAAGAAAAATCCATTAGGTGATTTTGAGGACGCTTTGAGCTCTCTCGGGTTCGGCGGCCAGGAAGGTGGCGACAGCGTTACAGACATCGATAACCAGGATGTGGTTAACCAGGTGTTAGATGATCCTAATGATGATATTGATAATTTAGACAATCCAGATGACGACAAGTCTTCTGAGGATAATAAAGATGATAAGAATGTAACTGGTGATCCTAATGCTCATGATGATGAGACACAGATCCCAGATAATATTTTAAATAATAATACGTCCGACACAACTACAGTTGACAACGAATAGGATGACGACAATGATGATAATGATCAGCAGACTGACACTGACGTCGTAGATCCTGGAGAAGCAGAATAGATTGGTGCTTTCTTTGACGCATTCGCTGAAGCTAATGGTTGGAGTGTTGATGCAGACGAGAAACCTAAGTCAGTCGAGGACCTCGTGGAGTATATCAAAGATGTCGTAGATGAGAATTCAACCCCACAGTACGCCGATGATCGTATTGCTAAACTTGATCAGTACGTAAAGAATGGTGGTAAATTTGAAGACTTCTATCAGACACAGCAGAAATCTATGTCTTATGATAACATAGATTTGGAGGACGAATCTAATCAGAAAGCAGCTGTTCGTGAGTTCTATAAATTACAGGGAATGAATGACGAACAGATTAGTCGCAAGATTGAGCGCTATGAAGATGCTGACATGCTGGAAGATGAAGCAGCTGATGCTGTAAATTATCTTAAGGCGTACGAACAGCAACAGCAAGAGTATATGGCTCAGCAACAGGAAGCTCAAAGACAGGAGCAAGAACAGCAAGCTGCGCAGTTCATGGACGACCTTACTTCTAGTATTAATGGTCTTACTAATATTAGAGGTATTAATATCCCAAAGGAGGATAGAAAAGCGTTGTTCGATTATATTACAAGAACTGATGCAGACGGTTTAACAGAGTATCAGAAGGCTTTTAATAATAACCTTGTTAACAATTTGATAGAATCAGCCTACTTCACAATGAAGGGTGATGCTCTACTGGGCGAAGCACAGCGCAATGGTCAGACATCTGCTGCGAGTAAACTTAGACAAATGCTCAAACACCAAACAAAAAATCATACATCATACAATGTTGGGCATGAAAAACAACCTCAGGCATGGGATCTCGCGTCAAAATACCTATGATGAGACAATTAACATATTATGAATAATTCAAGTTCTTTATTAAATAATCTTCAGCTCTACCGTGGTAAGCGTTTTGCTGACTTGGTAGACGAAAACATGATTGCTAACGCAATGCTTACAAAGCCTCATGAAGTAGCAGGCTTGTTGTCATTGGTTTTTGGTACAAAGGATGATGGTATTTCAACTACCATCGATTTATTAACTGGTGGTCTTGGTTCAACCATGACTATCGAAAACAGAGAGTATGAGTGGTCTGTAATGATTGATGCTGATCACGCTGTTAATATCCGCTACGCTAAGTGGAATGGTAAGGAGATTACTCCTAAGTCAATTACAGAAGGTTTGACTCCAGGTATTAACAATACTCCTATTTATCTTGGTCTTGAAGAGAAGTGGTTAGCACTAGTCTGAGCCACGCTCACAGGCAACTGTGTGAATAATTAATTTCGTTAATTGCTGGAAACTCCTAAAGAATTTTAAACCATAGAGTTAAATTAAAAATTATAGATATATGAATAATATAAAAAATGGACAATCAGCAGCCAAGCAAGTATTAGTAAAACCTATAAAAGGTTGGGAAGATAAATATTTGGCATATAGTGATGGAAGAATATATTCTTTACTTAGAAATAAATTTTTAAAACCACGTATGTCTATGGATGGGTATGAAAGAGTATGTTTATTTAACGATGGCAAAAGATATGAGTATAGAGTACATCGTTTAATAGCAGAAACATTTATTGATAATCCAGATAATCTTCCACAGGTTAATCACAAAGACTTTAATAGAAGCAATAATTGCCTAGATAATTTAGAGTGGTGTACAAATTATGAAAACATACATTACTCTATAAATAATGGAAGAATCCATCAATTCAGAAACAGAAAATCAGATGGAACTTTTAAAATATGTAAAGCGTATACATTTACAAATGTTTATAATGGAAAGCATTTTACAATAATTGGAATTAGGCAAGTTGCGAAACAATTTAAATGTTCTGTTAAAAACGTTTATGCAATTTTGGTAAAGTATCAGAATACTGGTGCTTATGTTGTAAACGGATTTTTTAAGGGTCTTAGGGTTGATTCTGAATACTTGAAGGTTCAACGACTAGCCGATTGCGGCGTAGCTTCAAGCGAAGCGAAATGCGAAACATCCAGTAATGGATGAAGATATAGTCTAAACTTTACAGAGATGTAAAGCAGTCAACATAGCAAGAGTGTTGACGGGCATCGATTAGCGACCGGTGCTGAATTATCGGGTTTGTCGGACCTGGTGCAATTCTTGCATTTGACAATGTAAACTTCCAGGTACGTGTAAACGGTACTCCATACCAGGATGGTAGCACATGGGTATATGAGTGCTATGTAGCAGAAGGCTTCCAGGGCTCTTATATTCCTTGCGAGTATTTGCTCCCAGGTCGTCAGGTAGACCGTATCGGTTCTGCATATGAGGAGTACAGTGATGAGGCAGATATCATCAACTATCAGACTCCATTTAAGATGCGTAATAGCTTGATGACTATGCGTCTTACTTACGATATCACTGGTGATGCTTACTCTACAGTATTGGCTATCGCTTTGACTGATCCTGAGACAGGTAAGAAGTCTTATTTGTGGTCTGACTATCAGTATTGGAAGGCTCTTCGTGAGTGGAAGAAGAGAGAGGAGAAGCAGTTGCTGTTTGCTCACTCTAACCGTAATGCAGATGGTACTTACAATTTGAAGGGTACTAATGGTCGTTTTGTTCCAATCTCTGCAGGTTTGTTCGAGCAGATTGCTCCAGCTAACGTACGTTACTATACAAAGCTGACTACAGAGTTGTTCGAGGATTACTTGTTCGATCTCTGCTACAATATCATTGGTACTAACGAGCGTAAGTTCGTTGCTTTGACAGGTGAGATGGGTATCCGTGAGTTCGACCGTATCTTGAAGGAGAAGGCAGCTAGCTTCAATATGATTGATACACACTTCATTACAGGTTCTGGTCAGGACTTGAAGTTGGGTGGCCAGTTCACAACTTACACTATGACAAATGGTATCGAGTTGACAGTTAAGCGTTGTGCTATGTTTGATAACATGGAGATGTTCCGTCAGCTTCACCCATTGACAGGTAAACCATTGATGTCTTACACATTCTTGTTCGTTGACCTTGGTCGTCGTGATGGTCAGGCTAACATTGTTAAGGTATGTCGTAAGGGTCGTGAGTTCGTACAGTGGTGCACTGGTGGTTCTGTATTGCCAAATGGTTATGCAAACAACATCAACACTATGCGTTCTAACAGCCGTGATGGTTACCAGGTACACTTCCTTGGTGAAGAGGGTATCATGTTGAGAAACCCATTGTCATGCGGTATCTTGTATTGCGATGCTGAAGACCAGGAGACTATTGCAGTTGAGAATAGAGCAGAAGAGCTCGCTTAATTAATAAAATAATATACAATGTTCAACCCCACCCAAAATCGGGTGGGAGCTTGGCATTGCAACAACTAATTGAAAAATTATGGTAGTTGAATTAAAGATCAGAAAGAAAAATCCCTGGGCTGGATTGTTAAAGTATAAACATTGTTTTGATTATATTGCACCTTACTTTACCAGATCTGGGTCGATATACACAGGTTTAACACCTGAGGACGAAAAGAAATTTGAAAAGGAGCTTGGCTACCCAGAAGGCCATCTCGCTAAAAATTCCCCATTCTGGAATACATTCTGTGTTAAGGTTGGCTCTAAGAGCACAATTCTTGATGACTCATTCCCACGACAGGCTATGATTATTAAGTTCCTTGAGGGACATAAGAGAGTAGCTACATCACTTGATAAACTCAATGCTGGTAAGGATTACTTGCTTATTAATAGACAGGCTGAAGCTATTGAGAAGAATAAAATTAACAAGCTTCGTAGAGACGCCATTATTGCTTTTGGTAAGCTTTCTCTTGAAGAGATGCGTAAGTGTCTGAGACTGTTTGGCGTTAGTGCTGATACAATGTCTAATGAGCTTGTAGAGTCTACGTTGTTCTCATTGGTTGATAAGCAGCCACAGAACTTCTTTACAAAGTGGGTTAACAACAAGACAAAGGAAACAGAGTTCTTGATCGAGAGTGCTATTGCCAAAGGAATTATCCGCAAGGATAGAACACAGTATTACTATGGTTCCGAGATGCTTGCAGACTCATTGCAGGATTGTATTGCATACTTGGACGCAAAGAAGAATCAAGACTTAAAGATCTCGATTATTAATCAGGTCGAAAATAAATAATTAAACTAACGACGTATGACGCATAGTGATATTTATACTAAGTTTATGATTGAATATGACAAGGCAAATATAACTTCGTCATATCCGTCGCTAACTAAATATGAGATTGCTACAATACTTGATAAAGCCTACCTAGCTCTTATAGCTCAAAAATATACAGGGAACAATCCTAGAAGGTCAGCGTTTGAGTCAGATATGAAAGCAATCGAAGATTTATAGCCATTGATTAACAAATTAACCGCTATTGGTAGTTTGTCTGGCGATAATAGCTATACATTTGCTACGCACACTATAAATAATCTTGTTTTATACATAATTGATGGACAGATTGAAATCAAAGAGAGTATTACTTCTCATGATAAGAAAAATCATCAATATGAAAATATAGTATTCGTATCGCATGATGTTGCTAAAAAATTTAAGGTCACAAAAACAAATCTACCTTGGATTGAATAGCCTGTAGGATGCATAGAGAACAACAATGTTGTAGTATATGTAGATCCAATGGATGTACAATATAATGGAGCCCAGTCAACAGCTGAATTCACATATATTAAACATCCTGCAAAATTTGCTATTGGACCAGGATTATCAGTAAACGACTATGATTTCGGATAGACTAAATTTGAGTTATCTGATAGCATGGCGGAAGAATTAATTAATTTGGCAATCATTATGTCTACCGAGATTGTAGAATCTAGTAGACTTACTACTAAAGCTAATACTAGACCACTTGAATCATGACAAGAGAAGAAACAAGAAAACTTGGTATTGAGTTTGAACGTAGACTAATTGAAGTATATCCTTAGTTTGCGACAGAGTAGAAACTTAGCACCGATACAATATATTCATTCTTAAGCGAGTTCTAGACACAGTATGTAAAAGTATTGTATTCTAATGAAGACGATTTTCAACGTGGTACTAGACGAGCTAAAAGAATAAGCGATGTTAGCAGATCTTTAATTAGGCGAGTTAATATAAAGACATCAAATGATGATGGCTTATATAAACTGCCAGAAGATTACGCAATGTACGTAAGATCAGAAAGCATCGTTACAAAAAATTATAAAAGTGATAAGACTTTAGAAGACGGTGTAATTACACCAAATATACTTATTAAGCAAGAAGATGTAGACAATGTAATCAATGCATACTACAACTATAATGGTATTATAAAAAACCCATTAGTTATATTTGAAAGTACTAATTATACAAGTAATTAGTTTAAGGTTATATCTGATGTATATACATAGATAGAGAGTGTAGATCTTACATACTATTGCCAGCCTAATGCATTCAATGTATTAAAGTTTGATGATAACGACTAGTCGGCTGGAGCTGTACATAGCTACTGTTCACTCCCATACTCATGTTTTGAGGAGCTTGTATCAGGTGCTGTAGACATGTATTTGACTCAGTATAAACTGAAGCTTGCTTAGGGTAATTCTAAATAGAAGTCACAACCAAAATAGTAGGAGGCTGAGTAATGAGGAATATAGATATTTTAGTAGGGTTAGAAAGAGAGGTAAATAAATTTGATAGCCAGCTAGACAAACCATCTACTGACGAATCTTTATTCTGGCTCAATTAGGCTGTTGGTAAGTTTATCAAGCTTAGATTTAATAGTGATCTTGTTCACGGAACTTCATACGAACAAAATGAAAAGCGTAGAGAAGATCTTATTAAACTATACGAACAGAAGACTTACACATCAACAAATATGACTGTAGATGAAAGTCAGCCGTCATATACATCTTACACAATAACATATCCAGAAGACTTCATGTTCTCACTCAATGAGGACGTCGTGATAAGCGATCTTGATGGAGAGAATAAAATCAATACATGCATGTTTGAGTGCACGTAGGATAGTTTTATGTACAGAGTTAACAACAGTCTTACAGATTTCCATTATAGATTTCATAGAGCCAGACCTCTACGTGTAAGAAATTCTAATGGATGTATGTTGCTAACAGATAAGCAATATAAGATTAGTGAATATTCTTTAGGTTATCTCAGAAAGCCTACAGAAATAACACTCGATAACCCTTATGATGAATATGAGGATTTCGAGGATATTATTATGCCCGAGATTATAAAGATTGCTGCTCAAATGTATTTAGAAAACAAGAAAGACGAGCGCTATAAAACTATAACTCAAGAGGTAAATACACAAGAATAATAATTTTAACGTGGAAAGCCCAGCTAGTTAGGTCTAGCATTAATATTATAGGGTGAGTAGAAAAAATTAATTTTAATATGATTACATATGTAAATACAGTCCTTGTTTCTAACAAGAACGGTGAGACACTTGCTACAGCTGCTGATTTGGCTGGCAAGGAAACAAAAGCAGAACTTAAGCCATTGGTTGGTAAGTTTGTATTCATGAACTGCGATCCATCTGCACAGGATGGTACAGCTATCACAGATGTTTATTCTTATGATGAAAACGCAGATCGTTTTAAGATTGGCGTTATCACATCTGATAGTTTTCAGAAGGTTGGTAAGGACGGCGCCGTTAAGTTTGTCCCAGTTATCAAGTGGTCTAACATCATCAACGTTGCAGATATTAAGTCTGTAACAAAGCTCGACTATAAGGACGATGCTGAAGATCAGATTACAATAGACTTTACAAACGTTCCAGCAGAAACACTTAAGGTTCTTGCTCAGGGTGGTTGTCCTGTTGTACTTCGTCTTACATTCAAAGATATGCCAATGCGTTATCGTAAGTGGACAGAGTCTTACAGCTACGTTACAGAAGTTGGCGACGGTGTTGAGCAGATTATTGCTGGTCTTATAAAGGATATTATTCGTGCTCCAAAGCGTCAGAGAGTATATGCCAAGGCTGACGAGAAGAAGCTCATTCTTACAGCAATGAAGTATGATGACGATGAGTCTAATATAACAGAAAACGTATATATGAAGGGTCGCTTCGATGCAAATATGTATTGGATGAATCCAGCTGCTCCAGGTTGGGCATCTAACAACAAGTATGATCTTGGTGCAGTTTTCTCAAAGAAGGAAGGTACAACATACCCTGCTTCAGCTAAGCTTGTTCGTGATCGCGAGCGCGCATCATTTGATTATCAGGGTGTTTTGCATCGTAGCTGCTGGTACGATCCTCAGCCAGCTATGGTTACAAATATCGATAACAAATACGATGGTATTACAATCGAGTTTGAGAATCAGTACAGAACAGCTGATGATTTGTGGCGCAGAACAAAGCAGACTGTTGAGATTTACGCATCTAACAATGGTGAAAAGTTTACAACTGGTGCTGTAGAGATTGCTGGTGGACTTGTAGAGAATCTTCAGAATATGATTCAGGCTCGTCAGAATATAGCAAATCCTATTAGTAATGCAACCGCATACGACGAAACAAAATTTTAATATTTAGCCGGGGTGGGGTAATAAGCCCTATCTCGGCTTTTTGTTTTTAAATACATATCAATATGCAAAAAATTAGAATTGGAAATGATATTAGAATAAATATATCACTTGTTGATAAAACAGAATATAGTGCATCTAATATCAAAAATATAAAATGTTATTTGGTTAATAAAACATTAACCGAGAGCATGAATAAAAAATGCTGCAATAGTTAGTATTTGCTAAATTGGTGTGGATGTCCTACGTATCACGTATTGCCTCATTGTAGAAATAAATTCTACTACAATGGAAGAGATTTCGACTGCAAGTGCGAAATGGATAAATATAGGCCTTTGGACAAAACAAAATATCTCATGGAGTCTGAATTAGATGCAAATAACAATGTTATAAATGCGTACTTCCCATCAAAAGATTAGATATGCGGAGTATATCAATTAATCGTTGTTGTGGAAACATTTGTTCCTGGTTGGGGGAAAAGACAGCTTAAAACTAATACAATAGACTATGGTGAGATATTTGAAATCGTTGATAAAGGTGTAGAGTAGACTGGTGGCATAACAATAACAACCGGAGTTGATCCTTTGATTAATTCTGGATTTATTGGATATTTGGCAGTAAGACCATTTGCTGAAGACGAAGAAAGCGATAGCGAAAAGGGCTTTGATAGATCTGATGATGGGTATGAAAATCCATCACAGGAAACGTATGATAAAGTAGGAATACAGAATGTAGACCCTAATCTGCTTCTCGAAGTTCATGATTTATCAAGATTTTCAACTATAGTAAATTATGTAGATGGTCAATACTTATGGGTAATGTCTAAAAAGCCTATTAAAAACCTTATTGACGGGAGTATGAATAATATACCATTTACTACTGTTTAGTATAATGCTGAAACAGGATATTATTATTATGCAGGTTCTAATCCGGTACTTAAAAATACTATGTCTGGAGGAGTTTCTGTAAAGGCGATATTCTAAAATTATTAATTATGGCAGATATTAAAAACTCGTATATAAGACCAAAGAAAGAGGATACCATCGTATACGGAAGGATTGTTAGTGCGTCTACAGAAGGCGTTGTGGCAGATGCTGGACAAATATACGACGAACAGCTTAAAGTTGGTCAGCATGAATTAAATGAGCGAATTATAAAGAGTGGCATTGGATCATTTGCCGGAATACCTACATATACAAAAGATATCATAGATGGTGTAGACCCTAGTGATATTCCTGATAAATACATACTTATAGCTGATAAAGAAAGTGACCTAAAAACAAAACCTTCTAGAGAAGTTGAGGTAAATGGTACGTATGTCGACATTTTGTTTTCTGCCATAAGAGCTTTATAGAGCGAAGTGGCAAAAATAAGGAATACATTTAGATACGGACTCAATTCGTACACAGATGAAAATACATTAATGTCATCTGTGGTAGATGGTATTTCTGATCCAGACGATGAGCCACTGTGGGCGGTTGATAAAGAAGATTTGTCATCTGTCACACGCCTTACAATAGGTTAGGGTTGTGAACTTACACCAGAATCAAACTTAGGCTATGATGAAGAAGGTATAGTAAAGGTTACCGGGGAAGCTACATGGAATGACGATTAGACTGTAAAATAGATTACTGATCCTAAGATTTTTATGTACTTTACTGTAACTAATCCAGATGTAACTATACATTTGACAAATGAAGAAAACCAGACTCGATTTAATATAAATTCAATAGAGCTACCAAAAGCTGATGCATATAATATAATGGTTTGCATTAGTAGAACGGTAGAAGATGCTGGTAGTAGATATATATACATTAGCATCGGTGATGCTATCCATGACAAGGTATACAAATAGGGTTATTATTATGATGGTAAGCTAAATAGTATACGAAACGATATCGGATATTCATATTATCCAGACTGGGTTACGTTTAAAGATACAAACGTTTCCTTGTTTGATATATGCTCTAAGTTCTAGGACTTTTCTAACCAGGTTATTCCTAGCGCACCATCTGAGCAGGATTACAAATATAAAGTATCACACATAACAATTCGTTCCGTAAAATCAGAAGATGTACTTTAGAAGATAAAGAATCAAATTCAGAATAATGAATTAACCTTTGTTGAAAGTACAAAGAATTTATGGATTAAAAATAATGATAAACTAGTTAAAATTGCTGCTGGTGGCGGTACAACACCAGATGACGGTATGACAGAAAGTGAAGTATTAGACTTGCTTAAGAAGCAAGGTATTATTCGCGAGGACGGTGAAAACCTACGAATAACAGACCTTTCAGATATTACATTTATTCACCAAGACACTGGCAAGAAGTACAAGTTCTTTATCAATGAGTCTGGAGATCTTATTAATCAAGAAATTCCTAACGACGAAGATCTGCTTTCTAATAGAGTAATAGCTAGTGGCGTTGACCTTGATAGTTGGAGTGCTAGAGGATTTATCGGCAGACTTAGATTAGCCGAATATAATAAGGCAAACCCATCTAATAGATTATCTGAAACACAAAACATTGGATTATATTCTGACAGAATAAAAATTGGTGCATTCTATGCGCCATTAGATACAGATATCGTACACGGTTGTACGAGAGCGTTCGTCGAACTTGAGAATACATCTGATAGCGACTTTTGCTTATAGGGATGTTATTTGCATTATACTAGACCAACGGATGACAAACAGACTGTATATCATTTGCCTCTTACTGGCACAATAAAAGCAGGCGGCACATATGTTATTGCAGGAGCTTATTATGGTAGCAAGAAAGACGAAAATGCCTACATTAAGGTAGACTCATACGATCAAGAGTGGTATGAAGATGGTAAGTTAATTGATTTTACAATCAATACAAGCTCTAGTCTTGGTAATGGTTTTGCTTTAACATATGGTAACGAAGAGCTAACTTCAACAACGTATCTATGGAAAGCTAACGATAGCTCTGTAACTATATTTAATGACGCTAAGACTTACCCTAACTTATACGATCCATCGTTCATTGATGCGATTTATTTCTTTACAGGTGTTATAGATTCTTCGAAGACAGGATATTGGGCAAAGCTTGTACTCGGTATCAAATCGAATACAATGTATAAAAATACATTTGAACTTGATCCTGCACAGTAGGCTTATCAGTCGGCAAATGTTAAAGATAGCTCTAGAGCAAGATGGGCTAGTACAGCAGATGTTTGGATTGTAGATCTTAGTTCACCAATGATTAGTTTTCCACATTCTAAAGAATAGTATAGTGTAGCCAATTTCGCACCAAATGCATCTTACTTAAATAAGAATGTATGTACAGATAAGTCTAAGCTTAATATAACTAAGCCAAATATGGTTACATGTTCATTTGGTGTAAACATACATAAGGATAGAGCATTTAACTGGATCTCTGTAGGATACCATGATGAGTATATATGGATTAGATAGAAAGGGTAGAAAGACTGGACATCTCGATTCGAATCTTATAAAGAGGCAGAAAACGCTATTACTGAATCCACATCTTATCCTAGAAGAAAAGAATACTCTAAGGACGTTAATAATATTGTCTATAGTAGAATTGTAAGCAGATTCCCAGCAGATGGCACATAGTATACATCTCATAAATGTGTAATTAATGTTGCTAGTTCTGCAGTTACAGGAGGCCCTTAGGTTTGGGAGTATGTTGTTGGTAGACCAGATGCCAATGGTAATCCTGGTTCATATGTATCAGATGTGCAGACATTTACGTTGTATCCAGAAACATACAAGCCAGTTATTTATCAAACAACAGACTAGCAGGGATTCGATTGGTTGTAGTACCAGGTTTGGGCAGCAGCAGCAAACAAGCTGAATGAAAAGATTGCCGAAGATCAAAAGAGTAGCAATATCATTCCTATTGTTATGAATACTGGAGATATGACACAGAATGGAACAAGAATCAACGAATGGTTTGATTACTACAATGCTGGTCATGTTTTGTTTAACAAGTTTGAGCAGATGAATGTTGTTGGTAACAATGACCTATGTGGTACAAATGTGACAGATCTTGGAACCGGTGACGATCTTGGTAAATCAAACTCTTTCTACTTCCACGTATTCTATTGTTACGATATAGATGAGTCTGTATTCGTTCCTATTGTGAATAATAAATATATTCCTTCTTTGTACTATTTCGAGTCAAAGAATTATAGATTTATTATGATTAACAGTGAGATTACAATGATTAACTGCAATCAGTGGTTCAATCTTAAAGATGGTAGTGATACGATAAATATTTACACTGGCTACACTATTGGCACAAATCAGAAGTATGTTAGTAGCTTTACATCAATCTACACAATGGTTTACAATATGCTTAACACTAGCAAAAAGTGCATAGCTGCTTGTCACGAAATGCCGTTTACCGTTATTACCAATAGCAGCATCTCCACTGGATAGGAATAGTACCCTAGATCACTTGGGCCTAATGGCGATGCATTAATCGGTAGTCATTGTAATTAGATCGATAAAACCGAAACTGGTGCTGGCACATACTGGCTTAGTAGACTTCTTGAGTATAAAGGAGTAAAGCTTATGATCGGTGGTCATAAACACACATACGCTTGTACGTACCCTGTTAGAGAGTATTTCTTCTTTGGACAGAATAGAAACAGCAAAGATAATTTTGCGGAGTATTCGATGAGCAATACATTGTAGAACGATAATGTTAGATTTGTTGTAAATGGTAAAGATTATACAAAATTCCCTTTAACAAAACGAGAGGATGTGGGACAGGCCCCTACTGGCTTCTTCCCATATACAAGTGCACCTAATCTTGAAGGCGGTGTAACTTATTTTATGTGTTAGGCTACAGGATTTAAACTTACATCAAATAAAGAGCTTCCTTCTGCAAACTAGAAGTTCTCTATAGCTATACCAGAAACAACAGTTAAAAATGGAAAGGATACAGCTAATGCTAATTAGAAATATCCTATGTTTGGCATTATAAGACTCTCAGATTCTGATTACAATGTTGAGCTTGTTAGAATAGCTAACATTCTTACATCTACAGCTAAATTTACACAGTATGATTACTCTACATCTCCTATGAAGTTACAGTACTTTAAATAGGTTTCTGATAACAACTACGGAGAGTGGGTTGACACAGAAACAATAATGCTTACAGTATGAGATTAAATAACAATTCTAAGATTGTTAGTGATGATGATATAATAATGTCGGATGGCTCTTTGACGCTGTCCGACAAATTGTCGTCTATAACTAATGATGTAAATTCGCTTAAGACAAATGTTAAGTGGATTTATAAATATGGCGGAGTCGGTTCT